TTAAATAAATATTATATTTATCTAATTTATAATCAAAGATTAAATCATCTTGTAGCATTCTTTTCCAAAGCTGACAAATATCATTTATAGAAATATTTACAATATCAGCTAATATTTTTTTGGAATTTATTCCACTTTTTAATGCATTTAATACAATATTCGCTTTATTATAATAAGATAAAGAGTAATCAGACAATTTTTTTGTCGTATTATTTGTAGATTCAGCAATTAATAATGGATGATTTTCAGAAAATTCGTAATCAAATGCGAATAAACTATTAACTTTTATAGAATAAACTTTTTCTTTTAATTCTATTTTACGACAAACAATTTTATTTACAATTGTATTTTGACCAGTGTGATCAGTAATCACTGATTTATTTTCTATTACTTCATCTGCTGCTAAATAATCAAGATTTCCAACTTCGACCATTGTATTTTTTGAAATACAATAGGCATCGCCCATATAAAATTTTTCTGGAAGCCAAGCATGTTGATCTGCCATTGTATTCATTAGCGGATTAACACGACGTCTTCTTGAGAATTCCGGCAAGAAACGACGACCAATTTCGGCTGTTTCACCACCGAGACCGCCTATACCAGCATCCCAGAATTGACGAGTAAATGAATCGATATCGCCAGCATTAGCGATAAACTTAGATTCATCTCGACCGAATACACTAGAACCGATATAACCATAAATACCGGTTAATAATCTCGAAGTAGTTTGTAATTCATCTAAATAATCACGACCACCATTTGAATTCATCAAATTATTATATAGGTCGGCATTATTTAAAATCTCTTCCAACGATCCTTTAGGTCTACCACGTCTAACACGTTGTTGTATATACATACCATTAGGATTAGTATAAGGAGAGCTACCAGAATAAATAGCATTATTCATTGCCGAAATAGCACTACCAGTACCACTTGTTACCGGTTGTAAACTTGCTACTTCAGGATTTACTGTTCCGTCAGGATTGATATATTTAACATAATCGGCGGCTGACGCGTACATCGGTGCTTGTGGTGCATATTGTTGATCGCCACTTTGTACATATTCATTAGCAGTAGGATGATCGAATGCTGTAAAATCATATACACCGAGACGTCCATTTTGGAATATCAAATAACGAGTATCTTGAGATTGTTCTTGTATCTGTTGATTCATACGGTACATGACTGCTTTAACGTCACGACCGAACCACATTCTATCCTCATGATATTTTTTCTTAGGTTTAATTATTTCACCTAATGTCGGATTAAGAATTAAACCTTGAAGAGTATTAGATTCAAATAGAGGACCTGATTCTAAATACGGCCTATCTTCTGAATGCATCTCTTCTAGCCAATAAGGATTAAGAGCATATATTAAAGGAGATAAAGGGTTAGATAATGTCGGTATTGGACTGTGCATCCATTTATTAAAATAGCCGCCATAAATACCTTCGGTCTTATAATCAGACTTAGCTAATTTTAAACTATTATCTTCCCAGTATGAAATACTAGAACCACGGAATTCATTTGAAGAACCCCATACCCAATAACGACCAGCTCTAATCGGATCTTTGCCGTTTTGATAATAATCTAATCGTTCTTCATAAGATTGATAAGGACGATAGTCACCGCTGATATACTGAGCCATTGGATTAGCCATTTTAGCTAACTTAAATACGTCGGTTAACCCAGTAGCATCGGTAAATTTTCTAAAGCCTAAATCGATATTCGCCAAACCAGTTTGGAAGTTTTCATTTAAATTAAATGTATCGTCTGCCCAGTCTAATTGAGTATATAAAAAACTAGCAGGTAATACACGCTTAAATAAAAGCTTATCGATTAGTTCTAAACTGCTTCTCGAGGCATTTTCATGTAAGCCAAGACCATGGCCAAAGGTAAGGACTCGAGCAACTGTTCTTGTTGCAACGTTATTTACGACACCAGTAAGAGCACCTGGATCAAGCATATTAAGGCCACCACTTAATCGGCTAACCATCTTATATAAAGTCGATCCGGCTACAGATAAATCATTTGCTGTGCTATTATTAGAAAAATCTAAATGACCGCCAGTAATTTTGCCTAAAAATGTTGTTTGACTTAATTTAGAATTTGCAAATAATCCTTTGGCAGAGTCAGAGATACCTTGCATTATTCCATTAAGATCGCCACTATTCCAAGAAGTAATTATCTTCTTAACGTCGAGTGATTTTCTTGCTAAAACTGGCGCGGCAGCATTTCCCTTTTTACCGAAGTCAAAATGAATGTCTTTACCGTTACCTAAATAATGACCGAGTATTCTATCGGCTTCAGGACTATCGTCTAACGTTTTTTGTATCTTATCAAATACAGCAGAACCAATATCTTGCTTATCTCGATTAAAGTTATGTCGATCTTTAATGACGTTAATACCAGATTCTTTTTTATACTTTTCTAAAGTATACATATCTTTTAGCTTTTGTTTTTCACCTGGAGATATATTTAAAGAATCTATCTTAGCATAAGCTTCTGCTTGTGTTTTGCCCAAAGAATCGACAGCATTTTTAACGACGGCTTCATTAACTGTTTCTTCGACAGATTTAATTTTATATAATGCTTCACTGCCGATACCGATACCATCATCACGTAAACGAGCATTAATTTTTTTGCCGTCACTAGCCGCTTTAACGACACTTAATAAATCCAAATTATCGACCTGATCAACGTCGATATTTCGCAAAATTCTTCTTTTAGCACTTTCACTTTTTGCATGATATACATCACGTATTTTAGAAAGCGTATCTTTTTTAATGCCTTCTTTTGATGCGGCTAAATCAAGAACGATCTTTTCAGTATTTTTTTCTAAGTCGATATCAATACTTTGTACGGCGCGAGCATGAGAATAGGCACGTCTGCCTAATGCAGATAGCTCAGATTCACTTAACTGATCTATATTTGTATTTCTTAATGCATATAAATTATTGCCATCGACATCGGTTAATCGTTTAGCACCTTCGCTTCGACCAAGTTGAGCCCAATTAGTTTTCTCTTGTTGAACACCGTATTGGTTCATTATACGACTATGATTAACTATATCGTCATTAGCAGAATGCCAGTTGTATCCACTAATATCCATTTGTTCCATCTTGCCTGTCGTAAGATCTTGACGATATAACTTATCACGGTTACGAACTAATAGCGTACCTTCCTTTTGGAAGTTAGCCATGCCGAGCTTAAACTGAGCATTAGAATAAACATCGACACCTAATTGATTTCGAGGTGATAAATCATCGAGACCAAATAATTTTCCGGCTAATGTATCGCCGACAATTCCTTTTGCTTCAGATTTTATTTTATCTAAATTTGGAGTATTTAATACTTCGCCATCGACATATTTAGTACTGTCATTATATTTGGCATTTTCAAATAAATCTGCTAAGAAAGCAGTTCTACTATCACTGCGTATTTTATCGAGAGCATTATCGACATCGATAATATCTCGTTTACCATTACGAGAAACAATTGGAACATCGAGAGAGCCTTCATCGATAGAAGCATTAACTTGCTTTTCTTTTAAATAATCGGCAAGAGCAAAGTCATGGATTTCTCCAGTCTTTTTAGCTTGATGTTTTTCTAGTAATTCTCCGATATCTCTAATTTGATTATCGATAAAATTTTCAGTAATCTTTTCGCCACGGCCACCAACACTTTGCCAATCTTCAAAACTTTGTTTTCTCGTTAAGTTTTGAATAGCTTGTAATGCTACATCTGTATCATCAAATATTGCATGCTCTGAATCGCCATCCATAACAACATCTCTTAGCGTATTTTTAAGGCGTTCAGAAAATCCGACAGTACCGTCATATCGTTGAGATGGAACGATATTGTTAATAGCATCGACCATATTGTCGATCGTTGCTTGGTTAACACCGGCATCTTTAAAATCGGTTGCTATCGAATCAATTACTTGAGAATGATATAATCCTTGTAAATGTTTTTCTGCATCCGCTTGCAAATTTAATGTACGATTAAAAGTATCACGGAGAATATCAGTTTGTTTATCGGCAGTTACAGTAGATGAAGGTTTAGGAAAATTTCCTCGCAATGCTTGATTAGCATATCCTTCTAATTCGGATAGCGTAATCGCATTAGCACCATCATCTGTAATCTTTGAGAGCCTACGTTCTACTTGTCCTATAATAGGATCGAGTTTAGATAAAACTCTCGCCCCTCTTTTTGTTCTAGAAAAAGCAAAAGCGGCCCCGACGAGTCCGCCGGCAGCCGCTACTGTATCAACAAAAGAGTCGGCAGGACTATCGGAAGGAGCTTCTATTCCTTTAAATAAATAATCGTCAGCCATATTTTTCCCTTGTTATATTAATTTAATTATTATTTCTAAGTTCAGCCAACTCTGCAAGTGTCATATCATGTGGATTTTTACCACTTAACGCTACTTCACGAATAGAGTTTTCATCGCCTTGATTAACAAACGCCTCTGGGAACATAGCTTTTAGTTCGTCTTCAGACATTTGTTGTTTACGTCTTTGTGGACGTTTAACCGTTTGTTTTGGTTTCTTAATTTCTTCTGACGCAGGTTTTTCTCGTTGTTCTCTTAATTTATCGAAATATTGTTTTTCTTCGTTAAATAAACGAGGATCTTCTTGTTTAAATGATACATTACTACCGGCATCGAGAAGTTTTTCCATATCGAGACCGCCACGACCATGAATATTTTTTAAGATCCATTCGCTGCGAGCCAAGAAATCCATTGTTCTAACCATATCCCAATTATCGATATCTTCTATATCGTATTCAGGGAATGCTTCATGGATTACACAAGAGATTTGCTTATCGACATTTTCCATATTATCGACAGCATTTAAATAAAGAATTTCTCGGCCACGTTTGCTCATAAAACTAGCATCGAGAATCTTTTGTGCTAAGTCAGCAATAAGACCGGCTGGTTGTGCACCGATATCGAAATTTTCAGGATATAAGATACAATTATAGCAAACAATATCTTCACGTTCAACGTCCATTAATTGCTCATTTTCAAACAGTTCATAGTATTGTGAACGAGTTAATGGTCGATAAATTACGATACCGTCCGGAAATCCTGTGTAAGTAAAAACAGTTTTATATTTATCTTTTAGTTGTGTGAATATTTCATCGAAACGTAATTCTTCCATATTAACACACCTTACAATGGGTTAGAAATAGTATTCTTTTCATAACCAGAGTTTACTAAAATTTCATTTACGACAGTATCGATAAAACCACCGAATGTTTCTTTACAGTATTCAATTCGTTCTGGGCGTGGAAATAAAACGAAATAACGAAGAATATTATCGCTACGTAAATCTTCTAATTTTTGGATACGTTCTTCATAATCTGTAATTGCATCAAATTCAGCTTGTTGTTCAAAAGACAAGTTCGTCATAAGATGTTGTTCGGCACGAGTAATAATTTTATATACGATAAACTGATCGTTTAACATTCGAAAAAATCGAACGTTTTTATTCTCTTTACGAATACGAACAGCTTCACTATTCATTAAGTATTCGGTCTTGGAAGGGTCGAAATCATCGTCATGTTCAGTTGTCGTAACTTCGACAACATCAACACCGCCTGTCATTTCACGATCGATATTATCGACAGGATTACTTGTATCTTTCACAGATTGAGTTTCTTTAATATCGATACCTTTTTTATGTTGTTGATTATTAAACTTTTGTTTCTTCTTGTTATTAGTTGTCATAAATCAGTTTGTCCTTAGCTATTAATTACCTTACGATCTCGAGCTAAAAATTGATATTGCTCTAACACTGGACGACCAGAAGAATCGAGTACTGTTTGTACATTCATTATATGACAGTCTAATAAAATAACATGTAATGGTTGACCCATTACATCGTCATCTTGTCCATATACAATATCGATTTCAAACCCTTGTCTCCATATAGCATCATGCTCAGGATTAGATTGTACGGTTTGAGATAATCGATGTGGCTGAACAATTTCTTTATATTCGACTTCTTCTGTTTTATCTTCGGCGACAAGTGTCGCCTTTCGATATTTTTTAATCATATTATCGATATAAAGTGGTTCAGTAAAGTTAATCGTAAACGTTCCTTGTACTAACCGATTACCGATAGCTAATTCGTCATATATATAAGAATTATAACCGAATAGCGGCATATCGTGTTGCGATAATCCATAATTAATATTCTGGATATCGGTAACTAATTTATCACCGAACCATACATTTGCATCGATCTGAGAATAATACCTTTTGTATGTCGGAGTATTTTTAGTATACCCAGACGAAGATCGAGTTATTTCTTGTTCAACGTTTTTATTTGTATAGGACAATAGACTGCTTAAATGATTATCGAAGCGCTTTCGTCTCATAATATATTATACTCCATTTTTATTTAAAAGTCTATTTGGTTCTTAACTAGAACGTTCCAATTAGCCAAATAATAATCGTTACCATTTCTCCATACTGTAACTAATCCAGTATGAGTTCTAGTTTCTTTATCGTATATAGATATTACAGTATAGTCTGCATCGTCATATGTTATATATGCAGCATTATCTGTTACTTTTTTATATTCAAAACGATAGTTTTCTCCGCGTTTAAATTTAACGGCCGAGACTATCATATTCTTAATATCGTTCGGTATAATTACTCGATGAGATGTTTCTTGATTATATACATACATACCGATATCTTTATGTACTTGTTTAGAATAACGATATACATTTAAATAATGAATCATGTCGAGCAATTCATCATACGGATTAATTTGCACAAATCGATCGATAACTTTATCGTAATAATTAGATAATGTTACATCGCTATTACCGATACAATCTGTAAAATAATGATAATATTTATTTACGTCTTCCAATTCAAACTCTTCTTTTAAGAATGCTAATAAACCAGTTTGCTCATAACGAAGAGTTTCTTCGATATATTTATGTTCGATATCTTGATCGATATTAAATAAACAAATCGGACTTAAAATATTATTATCTTTATCAGATAAGTAACTAAAGTAATTACCGTCGTAAATAGAATTACCTTGTGTCGGCAAATCGATTACTAAGTTATCGATTTCTTTTTTAACTAATACTTGATCGGCCGCCAATCCTTCTACATCTGTTATACAGAAATAAATCGGGCCGATATCTTGATACTGATTAGCGCCATCGATAAGTGCAGTTATTTCACCGTCTTCTACGACGATCTTAGGCATTTGCAATACAGGATTATCGATATGTTTATTAAGCAACATACTAATCGCTAATTTCGTATCGTCGTCAAATGATTGATACGCTAATGGTAAGTATCTAAGACTATCTATTAAATCACTTATCTTAGTCGCAATTATATTTAATTTATCCCAGATAAGATTAGCCGACGTTAAAGATGGATGAATCGTATAATAAGAATTAATGATATTCTGATCGATAATTAAATCGATACGATATAAATAATCTTTATCTAAAAATCCTAAATCGATATTTTCATCTTTAAAAGTTATCGTATCTTGATACTCGTAAAACTTACCGGTAAACTTATATAAATTAATTTTACCTTCTAAGAATCCATTTACGATATTAGGATGCAATAATGATTGATTATCAGAGTTTAAATAAAGCGAACTATTATTATCGATGTTATTATAAAAATTATTAGCATTATAATGTTTAATCGTCGCCAATAATAAATAGAATAATCGATACTTATTTTTCTCTTCTTGATTAGTCATATAAGAAAAATATAATGTTTCGACTAAATTAAGTCCGCGCTCATCTGATACTTTAATAATAAAATCTTTAAGTTCTTTATTTAACTCATCGTTAAAGATTAAATTATTTAAATACGTCAGCTGATATTCTAATCCTTCTGGATATACTTCGATATATTTATCTTCAGATTGTCCGTCAGGCCCTTTACTAAATACTCGATAGATGCCAGATTGTAAATCGTTAATAATAGCAGTCGGTTCTTCTAATTCATATTTAGTTAGTTCATTTCCGTCATCGACATATAGTTCTGTATGACCGTTAAAATAATCGTTACAATAGAGGGCAACGAATGTTTCAAATTGCCACAAAAAAGTAATGCTAGATGTGCTCAAGTTCTTCGTTGCCTCCTTCTTTTTTATTAGTAACGTTATCGGTAATAATTACGATATTCCCATTTTCATCGAGACGATATTTAGTAGCATCTTCTTCATCGACTGTTTTAATATCTTTTCTAAAATTAGAATAATCTGGAAGTTTAGTATCTTTACGTTTTTCAGTTTTTCTAAATTCATCGTAAGACGGAATATTGCTATTATCCTTTTTAGGATCTAAACGATATTTACTATAATCAGGAATATCCTTAGAATCGCGAATTTTGCCGTCTAAGCGATATTTAGAGTAATCGGGTACATCACGTCTAGACGTATATAAAGATGTTCTAAAATTGTCATATTCTTTATTTATTTTAACTCTTTTATGTTCGAGGAATCTAACTTTCTTTTGTCTCTTAGAAAGTAATGCTTGAGACGGATAATACTGTTCTGCTTCTGTGCGCAAATCGTAATAATCTTTTTTAAGCTGAGCCATCTTTTCAGATTCTTTTTCGCCCATAAATTGATCGGCTAATTTTTTATATTTGCGATTAAGAGCTTCCATATAAGATTTAAAAGAATAATATCCGTCTTTAGATAATTCTAATACATGTTGCCCATATTGAATCTTAGGATTGTAACGAGAAATTTTTGCGTTAGTCGTTGTTAACCATGGATTAGATTCAATAATACTTTTTTCATTTATTTTATAATAGTCATTAGACTCTGTCATATAATCGATATCGGTTGCATAATAATGATATGTATTTTCTGTTAAGATATCGTTAATCGACATAATTTGTCCTTCGTCTATAATCGTACAGTTATAAACGCTAATAGTAGATTGGTGGCCATATTCATTCGCAAAAGATAATGTTACGTCGAACACAGGTAATTCATCCATTAAATAATGTTTATTTAAATAATTGCCACGCTTAGTAACTTCATCAAATATTTCATAGATAACATGTTTATCTAATACTGCAAATACAATAGAGCCGGCGATAGTTCTTGGGCCGCTTACATATGTAATAGCGTTAACATCACCTAATGTTCGTATAGGAGACTTCTCTTGATGAATACTATAAGAGAAAGTTTGAACACTCCCGAAAACATATGAAATCATATCTTGTCCTGGGATCGTGATATTTACAGATGCCACAATATCGCATCCACTATAGGATGTATAAGTTCTTGTATATTTAGAAGTCTGAATAACTTCCTTATTCCCTAAAGAATAATCAGTTGGCATATTTCACCTTTAAGTTGTATAGCTTCATATATTGTTTTACTCTGTTATCGACTAACGTGATAATATGAGTTTTGAGCTCGATGTTGTGCTCATCAATAATGTCATAGCAAACTTTTAACATTTCTGATTTCATATCAATAGGATATTCACCAGAAACTAGGACATCATTGATCAATGTTTGTAAGCCACGATTTAGATATAAAAAGATTTGATTTGTGTTTTCTTGAGGATTCACGCCTAATTCTCCTTAGAAAAAATAAAAAGGCGAGGAAAAACTTCCTCGCCAAATTTATTAATACTTGTTGTCAAGTAAATATTTATTTTCTACTGGTTGCAAGTAATCGACAGAGCGAGCAATGTAAGTACAAGCTTTATCAGTAGTTGTAGAGTCTACGGAGAAGCTAGAAGCTTCGTTCAAAATTTCACAGCCATAGATAACCATAACTGCGGATTGACCATATTCATTTGCAAAGGACAAAGTAATGTCGAATGGAGGAATTTCGTCAGAATATTTTGGCGTAGACTGAATAGCTACGTTTTGCGTAACTTTGAATGGGTTAGTAGAAGCTACTTGGCTATCGTTACCGTTAGAACCCAAGGAGTTAACTACCATGTTAGTTAATTTTGTATCCCATTCAGTAATTGTATACGGTTGATAGTTAATATCGCCACCGATACGTTGGAAATAAGCTGCTTTTGCAGCACGAACAGCAAGTGCGTCGACTAGAGCATCACGGTCAAATAATGTGAATACAATAGTACCGGCAATACCTCTTTTTGAAAATGATTTTCATTTAGCTCTCACTAATGTCTAGACTATATCTTCATCCCTTTCGGGAGCTCTGCACTTCCATCAGCTGTTATGATGTACTCCTTACGGATAGTCGTTGAGGCGCTTACGCTGCCTGCTGATTGCCCAATCCTTTAGATTGTCACACTTTGGTACTAAAAGCTCTAAGGGGTTTCCAGCATATCACAGAGTTTAATTATGCATTGCATTACTGCAAAGGAGAAGCAAAAGTGGTATTCTTACCTCTCGAAATAGAGCGAGGTTCTGCTGAACCAAATGTGTAGCGTATATTTATGCGGACTATGCCTTTACGAAATATATAATTTCGATGCTTTGCGTATTAATAATTAGCAATTTGGTATATATAATTTATAATATTTTCGTTTACCTGGATTATGAAAAACTGGCTGTGTTTTATAAGACAATAAATTTTGCAATCGTTTTGCCCAATCTAAACTATTTAATGATGGAACACTGAATCCAATTTCATTTTTTTCAATTTGAGCATTAACTGCATATAACAATTCTTCATCATAATTTTCAAATTTCTTATTATGAAGAATTACTTCTTTATATTTATTATATTTTCTTAATAAACAACAGTTTTCAATATCTCCATGATACAACCACCATACTATTAATTTTGCTATATTGCCTTCCCATTTTACAACATTAGTATTATCATGCACAACAGGCTTTATATCCTTATGTGGCAATAATAATTTATTTGTTATTGTATCTGTTATCCACTGTAAAGAATTAGAATCAGCATTTGTAATATTTAAAATAATACTATTTCTAGACTCTCTATAATGAATACATCCATCACCATCAACAACTCCACGAATAAAATGTCTTTCAAAACCTTTTATATCTTCAATCGGAATATTATGTTTTATATCTTCATATTTTAAAGATAAGTCTTTATTATATACTCTTAATTGAGACTGTGGAGATTTATAATTAGGATATTCACAAACATTAGCAGAAGAATTTAAAATATTTTTAATCTTATAAAGAACTTCTGTATCTGAATGTTGACAATTAAAATTTAATAATCCAGTTTTATATAAACTAGATCCTTTTCGTGGAATGTGTCCATCAGTAAATAGCCAACCAAGAAACCAAGCAAAATCTTTAGTCATAAAATTGCCTCCTTTATGTCCTAATAAGGACTGGAAAAATTATTAAGAGATAAAATATCTCAAGTCTCTACGGACATTGAATATAATTATATTATATCCTTATCCTCGGCGTTAGTAAATACCCTTCACCGATTTGAGCAAAGTTTTACTCCGGCCTACATACAAATTAAAATGTCTAATAACAAAATTTGACCGGAGCTTTTTCACGGTTAATAGAAACTGTAATACCTTGAATTTCAGCAACTACTTCGGAACCGAATGTAGCTACGATATCACAGCCAGAAAAAGTAGTATAACTACGAGTGTATTCAGACGCTGTAGTTACACCAGAGTTATTAGAGTAAGCCATGTGTTAAATAATGGGGCGACTATTTAGGCCGCCCCCTCCTTCTTTATCTAAAAAATACTAGGTACCAGGTTGACGAATTTGGATGTAGTTATTGATTTGACGAATTTCGTTAAATGGCATAATAGTGTAATTGATATCAATATAAGTATATTGAAGAGCAGTTACATCATTAGCAATATCGAAAATGTAATCATATAATAAAACACCTTTAAGTTTATTCAACTCAGATGTCAAACCTGTGCGGATAGCATCACGAACGGAGTTTTTGTTTTGTTTACCGATGAACGGTTCACAAACACGGCGGATAGCTCTTTCAACAGCACCGATGATACGAACGCTATTTAAGCGAGACAACGCATCAGTAGGATCAGCCATTGTACAGCCATCAGTTACTACATAACCACGAGTAAATGTGTTTTTAACTGTTACGATACCTTTCTTAGTCAAATCAGAGATTTGAGTAGTAGTTAATTCGAACAATGGGTTAACACCGATTTTTTGGTTAGTAGGGGATTGTTCTACAGGCAATGCAGAAACCATACCAGCATAAGCACCAGCACCGTTGCCTACATAAGCATAAGTAGAATTGTAAACAGGTACATTATTTTGGAAGAAAGTACAAGAAATTGCACGACCAATATCGACAGGCATACCGTCATCATCGATTACGGATTGACCGTTAGCACGTTTCAAATCGAGATGCAAGTCGAGATTTTTGAGGTCTTGGAATTTTTGTTCTACGCCAGACAATGTGTAGTCAGAGATACGTTCCATACCAATTACGCCATGAGTATGTGCAGTTTTTAATTCTGTGTACATACAATGTTGAGCGAATTGACGAGCGAAGTTATCTGGAGTACGGTAAGGGATACGCATAGTATAATCGTAATCGATTGTACGGTCAGCTTTAAGATCGGCTAACGCTACTTTACCACCAACCAATACTGGTTCCAATACTTCTTCGATAAGAGCGTCTTTTTCTACGATACCGTTGTCTGTCATTTCAACAGCAAATGTATCGGCAAAGTTTACATTATCTTTTAAGTCAGAAATGAATTCTGCTACAGTACGATAGTTAAAGTCTGTTACGGAAATAATAACACGGTTGTCGACACAATCGAAGTTTTCAACGTAAGCTAACACTTTGTCGTCACGAGATTCTTTATTAATAAGAATATCGTATTCGCCGATTGGAGTTACTTGACCGCCGTCATATTTGCCGACATAAAGAACGTCGTTTACAGACAACAATACATATTTAGCAGTACCAGCAGTTGCAGCAGAAGCAGCAGCTGTAGTTGCATAGTATGCAGCAGTAGTTGCATCAGCATCGGATAACAAACCGTTCATAGCTGTATCGTATTGAAGATCTGTAAGAGCAGTAATGTCTTTAAATGTTACTGTGTTACCAGTAGCAGGTTCAGCTTCAATAATTTTATCGCTAGTTACGAAATGTTTGAATTTTTGATGAGCAGATACTGCATTTTGAAGTTTACCGTCGAAGGTAATAGATTTAACTTCTTTAGTATCTTGTAAGAAGAATGTTTGGCCAACTTCGTAAGTTTTATTATCTAAATCGAGAGCTGCTTCATTAGCTACAGTCGGAATAACTGTAAATACTTCGTTTTGATAAATAGCACTATCAACAATAGCATCAGCATCATCGATTTTTACAAAACTAAATTTGTAAGAACGAGGTGCGTGTTTTACGTCTTTAGTATTAACTACTGGAGTCAATTTAAACATTTCTGTATCGACTACAGGAGCACCTGCTGCTACAGTATTAACCATAGCTACGTCGATAGGGAATGCTTTTAAGAAATCTTTTGGTTTAGGTAAACGGCCACCGATTACTGTGTCAGCACAGATTTGGGAACCTAATACACGATAAGGCATATCGGCATTTTGCAATACAGAGTATGCACCTTCACCGATAGCTGTAATGTATTGTTTATCTTTAACTTCAGATTCTTTAACGCGAGGAGTTAAATATTGACCAGTAGAATTTGTACGAGGGAACGCAGTTGCAGTTACTGCGAAACCGGAACCTAACTTCATGTATTTTTGGAAGTTAGTCATATTAGTATCTTCATAATCTTTATCGTCTTCTTCGAACGCTAATGCAGATGCACCAGGAGTCAAAAGATAATCGTTATGAGAATACATTTTCAAACCAACAGTTACGAAAGCTTCATTAAGGTCTTTATCCATTACAGAATAGATTGGATATTCAGCATTAACGTCTGTATTAATACGCAATGTATGGAAATATTTACCAGTGAAAGAACTGAAAGGTTTAGGAGATTTTTTGTTTTTAATTACATGTGTGCGAACTTCTGTACGGCATGGAATCAAAGAACGTTTACGGCCGATGAAATATGTACCAGGGAAGATAGAACCCATAGCCAAATCATAAGAGTCGTTACGAAGAGTAACGTCTTGGCCTTTTTTATTTACGATAGAAAGAGTTACGACGTTGTTCAATTGGTGTTTGTTGATATAACGAATTACTTCGCTAATAGTAGTGTCGGCATTAAAACCTGCACCCATCAAACCTAATTGAATGTCGATTTTGATCATTTCGTTTTCATCGTTAACCATTGCATTGTAACGTTCATAAGCAGTTGCTTTAGAAACTGGTTTATACAATGTGAAAACTTCTTGACCAGGAGTATTGTCGAAAGTAAAGTATACTTGTTTTGCTTTATTGGAAGGGAAACGAGATTTTACACGCAAACGAAGAGTGTCGTCAGAACGTAATTTAAAATCTTTTTGAGCTTCGGAACCACCAATACGGAAACCATAAAGAGTACGGCAACCAGAGTTATAAGCATCGGATAATGCTGCAGTCAAGTCTACTTCACGTTTAGTTGTGCGATCATAAGTATCGCCGTAAGTATATTTAGCATATGTCGGATCATAAATAGGTACTGGAACACCGTTAGGACCATCAAATGCTGTACCGATACAAAGAACTGCGTCAGTTGTACCGAATTGAGAATCGTCATAAAGTTTCTTCTTTACAGAATTGACTTCGACGAATACACCAGGAAGATCTCGAAGGATTTCCTCTTTAAAGGTGAAAGCCATATTTAAACCTCTTAAGAAATTATTTACCAAGATTTAGTAAACGTTCGATAAGTTTGCTAGTTACAACATACATTTTATCGATGTTTAAAGTATAGCGAACACTTCTAATAGAATATTTTTCACGATACATAACGTAGGATTCGTCAGTTAAGCGTTGATCGTAAAGTAATTCAGACACACCACGCATTTTTAAATAACCGGTGTAGTCTACCATAAGCTCTTCAAATTCTTTAAGAACTTTATTAGCTTGATCGTATGAAGTAGCGAAGATGTCAAATTGGATGACGTATCTAAATGCATGACGATACACATCGACACCTTCTTCTTCAATATTTTCTTTAACGGGATATTTATCGTCGAGACGATAGTCAGGATTTCCTGGAGCACGACGAATAGTCGTTTCCATTAATCTTGGTTTTAAATCTTTAGCAGGTACACCGCTAATAATTTTAAAGAAAATATAAGGATGATTGATTTCCTGATCTCGGTCGTTAATCGTAACGCCTTCATCAGGACTCATCTTTACGTTATCTTCACGAAATGCTTTCTCTACGAGTTCTACGAGTAACGCAATAAATTCGTCGAAACTAATGGAACTGTCAGCCCGTAATCGGTCGAGACGTTTTCGACTATTCAGTATCCTACCGGGATTAGTGACTGCAACCAATTGTTCTTTTTGACGCCGTACTTGGTCGAGTACAAAACGTTCATTAATTTCTTGTGTCATAGTCTTTGCTCCGCAGTATAAGATTCTGTTGTAAATAATGGATATAATGTATATCGTAAAATGATGTCCACACCATATCCATGATTACTAATTTGTTCTTCGATACTATCGATATGATAATCGTAAAGAACAAAGCCAACATTATCTTTAAGTAAATTATCTAACCGTTCTTTTATTTTATTTAAATAAAACTTACGGTAATTCTTACCTATATATTCTTCGAAATCCATTTCTCTGATTAAGTAATTAATGATCCGCATTACCATAACAGATTTATTAGGATTTTCGTCAGATAAGTTAACTAAATTTTCAATAGTAGTACCAGTCCGATAGTTATTTTTGAAATAACAAACATTAGGAAGCATATCTTTATAATCAATAATAAAATCAGTATCCTCATCATCGAAATCGGGGTACTTATTGATAGGCGTGGCTGCTAATTTCGCAGCTACAACTATATTACAGAAGTGCACATATTTCAGGTTGTTGCCGACAAAAATTATATTATCTAAGTATTTGTTCTTATTGTTAATAGCAGTATACTCTGCTAACTTATTATTATAATCTTTATTAAATGCATCGATATCTTCGTATAACGAACTATGATTATCGGTAGCAAAAATAAAACTTCTATTCTTTACACAAGAAGAAGATAATAAATTTAAATAATGCTCAGTTAAATTCTTATTATATCGATCAGTATATTTATCGGAGAATTTAATCTGAGTTGGACAAATATAAGCGAAGTCGTAATCGATAAGTTGTTTTGCTATATTTTGAAAATCAGATATTGTTCTCATATTAACTAAATATATGGATGGCGCTCCATAGTTTTTAGCGATCGTATATGCTTGATATAAATCAGAATCTTTTCCGTATTCTTCTTCGACTTGTGAGAGTAAATCGAATTTCTCGATCTTACAAGTTTTATTTGTATATTCGGAGTTGCCGATAATTAATAAGCTAGTATGCTTATCTTCCATTATCTAAACACCTCCGATCAATGCTTTAAAGTTTTTCATAAATGCTTCTGGATTTCGTTTATAATCGACACCATTAGCTTCATAATAAACACAGTCCATAGTATTAGAATACCAGTCCATTACGTATGTAACGTTTATAATTTTATCCTTGAAGACAATAATGTCTCCCGGGAAAACTGGAAATTCATTTCTAAGATAAATATCGTAACCACGCATTAAGAATAATTTATTGTCGGCACTGTCTGTCGAAAATAACGGTTGAAGATGTGCACGTGCTTCCCGTATCGTTATTTTATGTCCAAGACCTAAACAGTTTTCACAAAATGGATCACCGTGTTTTGAAACTGGATCCATACATGTACAATTAATATGTTTATTTGCTTGAATTAACCATACAGGAACTTCCATTAATTGGATTAAACCATTAATGCGTTCATCGAGGTTTTTCATTATGTTTTCCTCAATGCTTTAAGAGAACGAGATAAATTATCTAACAAGTCTGTCGGGAATGTATGTAACTTACGTTTTTCAGTATAAGAACGTTTTCCGACACGAGGTTCAGCTCTACCCATAGTAAGATATGTAGGATCGACAATTAACTTTTGGAAAATCTCCATCTCGGCTTTAATCATTTTAATTAAATCAGATAAAGATGGAGCTCCACTTCCGCTAGAACTAGAAGAACTAGATCCACCAGATTCAGTCGAACCAAAACTAATATTACCGATATGACCAGAAATCTTACCGGAAGTAGAAGTCGTTACAGCATGTTTACTAACAAGACTTAACGTTGCTCTTAATTTACAAAATTGTTGTAAAAGATAAGGTAAGTCGGCTCTATTTTCATAACCAGGAATTTGGTCTAATAGAAACTGTGCAAACCGACTTGCTTCTTTTAATGCGTATAAAACTTCTGTATCACTAGCATCGAATACATTGATTAGATAATTAACGTCGCCGAGCGTATAAAAATTACTAATTTGTTCTGATGCTACCGTATAGACTTTATACTTTAATACTTTTTTACCGTCGACAGACTCTAATTTTTTAATTCTAATTTCATATAAAGAATCAGGCTTAGTTCCGCCGACAGGTTTTAATTCTAAACGATTACCAAATATCGTATACTCAAAAGGCTCTGCCATTAGAAATCCTTTCTGATGATTTCGATATTTTGTAGAATACCTTCATCTTTAATTTCGGCATCGAATTCAAATACAAATCCATCGTCAGTACCTTGTCTAGGACGTTGAAGGACTTTTAATTCTTGAATAATTACTGGTTTAATATCTTGATCGGCAGGAGTTTCGTCGACTACGACGCCAGGTTGACCAGCAGTTGCTCTTGTTATAACAGTACCGTCTGCTAATTTAATAGTTGTCGCCGCATTATTAGCATTGCCGTCTTTCATAATCTTTTCGATTGTTTCAGGCGTTAATGCTGTCGTCGATGTATTCCCAGATGCATTTGTTACTTCATTCGATAATCCTAAAGAAGTAGCATCATTAATTTCGTCTTTTGTCATAGAACCAGAAGGCGTAGGATTTTGATCGAGATTAACTTTATTGTTATGCATATTACGTTTGTAATTATATGGTGCCCAAATAGATACTGGATCTATTTTATGAGGATTTTCTTCGGCTTTTTCGAGTCGATCTTTAATACGCTCAGGGCCATCATAAGTAAACGTAGCCAATTCAGACCATGCACCAAATTCACCATCTTTTTCGACACGTACTTTAATATAATATTGTTGTTGTTTATTTAATTTAGGAAAACTAATCTGTTGTTTTTCGACTACTACTGTATCTATTTCAACAGGGTTAAATAAACTATTGTCGGCAATTTGGAGCCGATATTCTAATACAGGTTTTCTTCGTTTGTCTCTAAGTATTTCTTGCCATTGGCAGTTAAAAGTGCCATCGACTAATTCATGATTAGCCGGGCTAAGAATTCTTACGTTAGAATAAATACTTGTATTAAAATATACGTGTCTAATTAAACTGGATTGTAATGGTGCACCAGTAATATCTTTAATCGTTTTGTTAATATCGAGACGATATTCTTCATTGGGAAGTACGTCGTCTAATACAGTAATAATAACTAATTTTTTACTTGTACGATATTTTAAACGATAAATTTTTTGTGATTTAGCATGAACCATAGCGATTGTATCGCTATTAATAGTGTCTGGATCGACATTGCCAGTAAAGAAAAGTTTGATTTGCTTTTCAATAGGATTAACGGCCATGTCGACCAAAGAAAATTCTTTAAACATGCTACACCTTATTTACTAGCTTTTTTGCGACCACGTTTTTTCGGTTTTGATTCGGAAGTTTCTTCAGAAGTTTCTTCTTCGTTAGATTCTTCAGGCTCAACAGAAACTTCTTCTATAGTTTCTACCGGAGCAATAGTTTCTTCGGCTTTTGCTTCAGGTTCTACTTGCAACCCTTCTTGCCCTTTTTCTTGCAAACCATCTTCAGTTACCTCTTCTTTTTTAACTTCGGCAACAAGTGCTTCTGTTTTAACGACAGGAGCTTCAGCAATAATACCAGCACGCTTAGCTTCTTCTGCTACTTTTTCTTTAGCTTCTTCTGGATTAACGAAACCAGAGGAAACAATATCATAGTTAGTAGATTTAACTAATTTACGAATAAGTGGAGAATATGTACCTTGCTCTGCTGGAAGGATTCCATATACTAATACTAGACGACCCATGCGAACGGATTTACGAATATTAGTTAAATCCATCTTTTCATGGATGAAACCGTAAGGCTCTTTGCGAGATAAACGCATACGAGACAAGCGATCCCAATAGCCAGTTTCTCCAGAGGCCAATTTAACAATGGCAATTACTTCATGTTGTTGTTTCATATTATATAAATTCCTTTTATTTAAATTAAAAAGGAGGAGCTCCGAAAAGCTCCTCCAGTTAACTACTATTATTCAGTTACACGAACAACAGTTGGACGTGGATAGGATGGCATTGCGGAAATATTTTTAGCAACTGCGATACCTTTACCGTTATCCATGATGCCGATACCATAGCGTTCTTTAGCTTTGATAATACGAACATCGATTTCAGGATTAGTCCATTTTTCAACGGACAAGTCTTCACGTTGTACGATCGCACCAATGTTGTTGCGGTCGATAACATACATATCAAATGTTTTGTTTTGTTTGTCGAATTTAACGCGTGGACTCAAGATTACGTTAATTGGCATTGGCAAATTGAAACGTGCTTGAGATTCGTTCAATACGAATTGTTGAGGACCCATGTTGTTAGATAAACCAGCGAAGCCACCAGTACCTTGAGTTGTACCAAATGGGTTAACATTCATAGCGCCCATAGCACCGAATGTTAAGCCTTGACCTACCATTGCGTTACGAGCAAATACTAACCAGCAAAGTGGATGCATGATAACGTCTGTTGGTGTCTTATCATTTGCCATCAAAGCCAAGCACATAGACATAAAGTCTTCAACAGACAATGTGTTGTTTGGCAAGGAATCTTCGCCAAGACCTGTTGTAGCAGCGTCTGGGTTTTGAGCAGCCAAAGCATTATCGAATACTACATGGCCGTGTTCGGAGAATTCACGAGCACACCATTCATCTTTATAACGAGCCATAGCGCCACCAATACGGGAAAGGTTAGCTTCCATGATGTCCCAATAGGAGTCCATGATAACTTCTTCGGAAAGAGTTACTTTAAGACCGATTTTTTTAGGACGAACTTCGATGGAATTGTATTCCAAAGTATTGATTTCTACAGCTTCATCGTTGTAAGCGCCACCTTCAGCAACTTCGTGAGCTTGCAATTCACCGATGATAGGTACTACTACAGTACCGTTAGTGTTACCAGCTTGAACTTTAGTGAAGAATGGGGAGATAACAGATTGAGTATCTTCAGCTTCGATCATTTTAGATTCGATGATACGAGGAACCAAATCAACTACGTCTGTTGTCATAATTGTTTCTTTGATGGAGAAATGTTTATCGGACAAGTTTTGTTTATTTAATTTGCCGACCATATCTTTCATCATGTCATATTTTTTTACGGATTCTGTAATTTTTTCTGGAGACAAGCCTTCTTTTTTAGCAGCTTCAACAGCAGCAGAACGCTTCGTATTAACATCTTCCAAAAATTCTTTAATATTGATAGCCATTATTATGCGTTACTCCTATTATTTTTGCAACAATACTTTAACTGCGCCTACACAGCCGTCCCAATCCATGAATGTAGGAACACCTGCAAGACCTTCGCGAGTATAAGAAACTTTCACATCAACAGTTTCTTTAGGACCTGCTTTAATAATAGCGTCAGCTGCAGCACGATCTACAACTTTAAGACGAAGCAAGTTATCTTCTGTATTATAGTGAACTACTTCGAATGCATTAGCGATTAAACCACCTTTTACTACAGGAGTGTAAGCGGAACCGTTAATGGAAATTTGAAGTGTGCCAGGTTTTACAAAACGATCTGGAACTTGGAAGTTGAAATCTAAGTATTCTTTACCAGCTTCAGCAGCATGCATTTGACCTACGAGAACGTCTTTAAGTTCAGTAGACGCAACATTGCGGCCATCAGTTAAGCCAGGAATACCGATATATTCATATTTAGCACCCATACGAGAATCGTAAATGTCCAATTTATTATTGGAAGCATTCATGTTCAAGTCATGGTTGGAATACAAGGAATTATATTCGTAGTTGTCCATGCCACGGAAGTAAGCATAATCTTCGTAAACATCTTCACCACGACGGTAAGAACGACCATAACCATCAGCTGCATATTGAGCTAATTCTTCTTGATCGCCAATAGCCCATTTCATCCATTTAGTGGAACCTTCAGGAACCAAGTTAGGATTTACTTCGTGTACTTGACCGATAACTTGTTGACGTTCGAATTCAACTTCAGCAGGAGTCATAGCAGCAAGAAGAGTTTCGTCGGACAATGGAGATTTAACGACACGGCCGTTTTCATCAGATTTTACTAGGTCACCAGGCAAGAATGCGCCATAAGCACTACCCCAAGGGTTTTGCTCTGCTTTGTCTTTAAATAAGAAATGAGGCAATTCTACCATTACATCAGTTTTAATAGCACCAGGAGTCATACCGTTCCAAGCGTTTTCATCACGAGTAGCTTCGTTACGGGACATGATACCGATAGGCACGTTACCAGCACGATGAGCCATAGATGGTTTACCGTTTTCTTTTAAAAGACCAGTAACTTTATCTTTTTCTAAACCAGCATCAGTAGCCAAAGCACGAGGGCCTTTACCGCCAGCAAATGGTTGATAGAAATCAGCAGTATAAGCTGCAGCGTTTACTGGAGTCCATTCAACATCGATGTTTTCCAATGGTTGACCAACGCCGACAGGAGAAACAAGACCAGTAGCAGCATTATAAGTATCGCCAGCTTTACGCAAACGAACAGGAGAACCGCCGTTAGCAAGTGTTAATACGTTTAAGAAAATTTCAGGATTTTCTTTTGCAGATTTTACGTCAGGATCTACGGCTACGATACGACCTTTTGGAATAACCAATTGATTGTACATTTCAGCGTAGTTATAACGGAACGCAACTGGCAAACGAGAATCCAACCAGTAAGATACGTTAGAAGTGTCATGGTTTGCAGTGTTCAAGCGAACTTGAGTACGTGTTACACGACGTTCTTCATTATTGAAAGCTTTGAAGCCAAGGCCTTTGAATACTTTACCGTTAGAACCAGTGGTGAAGCGATTAGGGCCTTTACTAAGATCAAAATTAGGCATTGTAATAGAGCTCCTTATTATTTAAAATATTTGTAAAGATCGGATAAGGATTCAGTTACTTCGACAACTGGCTTAACCTCAGTTTTCTTTACAGGATCTTCGACTTTGGAAGTGGAAAGTTCAATTGTTTTAATTTTTTCTTCCAAGGATTCTTTAACGGCTGTTACATTGTCTTGTAAAGCTTTTTCGCTTTCAGAGCGCAAAGTTTCAAGACCTTCTTTAACAGTTTTTACAGAATCAATTGCTTCTTGCAATTCTTCTTTAGAAGATACAACAGCTTGAAGTTGTTCACGAACTTCATTTTTATAAGCTAAGAAATCAGAAGCTAAATTTTTATAATCTTTTTCTACTTGTTCTTTAGCTTCGATAAGCTCTTGAACTTTAGCAGACAATTCTTCGAATTTAGTATCTTCGGATTCTTTAACCTCAGTAGGTTCTTCAACTTTAGCTGGAGTTTCTGTTTCTTCAGCAGGAGCTGGAGTTACTTCAGCAGATTCTTTTGCTTCGACTTCTGCTGGAATTACTTTAGGTTCTTTTTCCATGTGTTCTTTAACGACAATTTTATTGCCGTCATGTTCTCCTTCTAATGAGCTAATAGGAAGAACCGGTTCAACTTGAGCCGGCTCTGCATTATCATCATATACTTTAATATTCTTAGCATATGCATCAGATGGAACAATAACGTAAGATAACTCTTTAGGTTCTAATTTCTTAAAATCCCAATAGCACATCTCGCCGTCATATTTAGTTCCTCGAGCATGCTCACATAGACCATCGTTCGCTAAATCTTGTCCACAAATAGAACAACGAACTTCGTCGCCGCGAGCGCCAATGCTTACAGTATCTAACAATCCGTTCTTAACTTCTTCTTGAGCGTCAGGTGTTAAAATATCGGCAGTTAATACTAATGCTTTCGTACCAGGTAATCGTTGAGATTCCTTAATTTCGGCATTAATAACGCGACCGATTGTCTCACCGTCTTCGTCGTTATGATGTTTAATAACTGGAATGTTATAAGGATAAGTCCATTTATGCAACGACTCTCTCATTGCAGATTCGTAATAACGTGTATCATTACGAGTAGCATACGGATAAAAATGTAATGCTTCTATATCTACTTTTAATCCTTTAGCTTTAATGTTGTTAGATAAAGAATGAGAGTGTGCGACTGCGGACTCTTTTACGTCTACAGGATTAAACCCAAGATATTCACGGAATTCCATGTTTATCCTTTCATTATAGGCTTAATTGAGCACTTACAATATGGAGTGTAAGCTGGAATATCTTCGATAGTAATCTTATCGATATCGAAATGGGTCATGCGGCCATTTTGATGATCGCTATTTTCGAATTGAATTTCGATTGTTTTTACACCGTCGGTTTTACATTGTTGAACGTAATTCCACCAGTAAGCTTTCTTTGTGAGATAATCACATAAGAATCTTAATCGATATTCCGTTTTCGAAAGTTGATTATCGATGTATATTTTATCTTTATTGTTTTTTGTCGCAGATTTTAAATCTTCGACTATCTTATTAATTTTTTTTGAAGAATAGTCTTCAAATGAATCGACTATCGGATCAATTATCTTTCCATTAGTTTTATTGTTCGCATGTGAATCGTTAACACCACGCCTTGCGGACTCTGTCAAATGTTTATTTAACTTTTTCAAGAGTTCGGTAACTACAGGCTTTGTAGAGCCACGACTCGCCAATATATTACCTAGTCGATTGTAACTTGCGTGTATATCGCTAAAATTTTTCTCATAATCTTTAATATTGTCTTCTAAAGATTCCTTCATTACGAATTCTTTCGCAATCGGATTATCTTGAATTGTATTTTGATTTTGAGGATTTGCATCGTTCGAGAAGTATTTATTCGGAGTCGATTGTTTCTTTTTTCCGTTAAAACTACGTTCATCTAAGCCATCTTTACTTGTTTGCTGAGCCGGTTGTAATTGCATTGTTTCTTTGGACGTTTTAATAGATGCATCTGCTTGTGCATCGATTTGTTCTAATTGAGATTCCAATGTAACTTTAAATGCATACATATCTGTTTCAGATACTTCGTTATCGAAGCCAAGTTCACGACGAGCTTCATCAAGAGTAATAACATTACCTTGATATTTTTGAATCGTATGAGATTCAACTTTAATTTTTGTATCGATCGATACTTCGTTAAAGTCGAAGAATACATAATCGTCTTTATTGGTTAATGGATTAAATCCACCTTCTAATAATAATTCCGTAAATAAATATTTTTCAATGAAAGAAGAAATTACGTTTTGAAACGCTTTTACTTCGTCATGCATTAATGCTTCCGTATTGTCGGCTGAGGATTGTCCACCACCTCGACCCATCGAAGATTTTGAAGCATTGAGACCGGTAAAAATACGTTGCTCCATGTACGATAAGAAATTTAATAAATCATTAGCTTTCATATCGGGAGTAACAGACGTAATTGTCGTTCTTTCGTTCGTTACGATAAAGCCGTCATTAGGCATATCTTGGAAAGCATTTCTTGCGTCGTCAATTTCTTTTTGAGTAGCATATTGACCTTCGGCTGTATTACCTACTTTTATATGCAAAATAGGAGTGGCGAAACGATATAATATCGTCATAACCAATCCTTCAGCTTTCCGCAGCATAGATGCATCCTCTAGAACGGTAAACATTCTAGAGGTGCCATACTCGGCATTATTCATTTTATCGATGTACAAATGAATTACATCGTTCGGAGAATATTCTTCTCCATCGATTAGGTAATGATCAATTCTTCCATCGTCTCCTCGCTGTACTGTGACATTGCAAGGATCTGCTAAGAATAAACCAGAGATCGAACCGCCTTTATAAATTTGATCTGCTTTAACTCCAAATTTTTGCGTATCATTATCTCTAGTTTTAATTATATACGAATTTGAGAAAGTATACAAGTCTTTTGCAATAGAAGTTATCAAAACATAAAAAGGAATTTTAGAACGGAATTCTATAATACGCAATCTATCATTAATATAGTCAGCTGCGGCTTCATTTTTAGATTTAATTTGATACCCAGCTTTAGTAATAAGTTGAGAGAACTTTCTAATTGCTACCGATAAATATGAATCGATAAGAATTGCATTTTTAATTCTTTCTAAATCGTATGTGCGAGAACCTGGATTAGATCCTCGTCGATTAAACTGACCGAAAGCTATTGCCTTGGCCTTAATAAGATTTTCCTTGACAGTACTAACTGCTCTGCCAAGGACAGAATCTTTTTTCTTTTTGGGCTGTTCAGCCTCATAAAAATCTGATATTTTCATTTACTTTCCTTGTAATGAAATGAACCCAGCGTAATTTGTCCAACCACCCATTTCGTGGAAGTCGCTACCATGAACGCCTTTATTTTGTGAAGATGAGTTACCATAATAACCGCCTTGCCCATCGGCAATAACGACATGGTTATAACCTTCGGCATCATTATGATATACTATTATATCGCCTTTTGCCGGTGTTCCACTGGTCACATGTTGTAATCCGGCAGCTCTAGCATTTTGCATCAATACGTCGACGTTAACGGTTCCTTTCGATAATTCATCGGATAAGAATTTAGAGAAATAAGAACCGAACTTAGTCGCGAATTCTACGCAGCCAACTGATCCATTTGCCATTGTTTGTCCGACCAAACCAGATGCAACTGCTTTCGTAAAGTCTGTATCGATGACTCCAGTACCTCCGCTGCCATTTATAATTCTATCAGATAATGAACCAGGTTTCAAGTTACCATAATTACCGGTACTCGATAATCCATTAGCACCAACTTTGCCAGGATCAGGAGCTAAATTATTTAAATAAAAGACTGGATCTGGTTCCGGCGTTTTCTCAAATGGATTAATACCGTTATTAATTAAAACGCCTTTAGCAAATGCGCTATTAACAGTTAAATCGAATACGTCTTTCGTTAATTCTGTAGACGACATCAATAATTTATTATATTGATATACACTATTAACATACTTCTGGTCGTATATAGCACGATTCTCTCGCAAGAAATCATTTTCGTATTGACTTAACATTGTCGGGCAATACGATAAAAATTCATGATTATAATATTCTTGACGAGTTTGTGCCGCCGCTTCGATTGCTCGCATGAACTTAATTAATTCATCGGCTCCGTATAACTTAGCCATCATCTTAGCCTTTTCACGAATCATTAAATCATTACGAACAATACTGTCATGAGCTACTTTGCATTTCTTGCCCGATACAGTTTTAACGGCTAAACCATCGAATACTAATAATAATATCGTTAAATCTTCAGCTCCACATAATTGTACAGCATGGAACATTTTAGATAAATAATCTTGAAGATAATCTTTTAACTTATCGATCCAATGTTTCTTAATGCGAACCAAGTTACTCTTTGTCCATCGATATACAAGCTTATCGATCTTTTCAGATGGTTCTTGTTTAATATCGACAATCGGAACATCGGGGAACCCGAATGGATCGTCATGATTAGGTTCTGGTTTAGGAGCAACCGGTTTCGGCGTTTCAGGAATTTTAGGTTCTACCGGAATAAAAACATTCGGGTCTTCTGGCTCAGGAGGAAGAGGCGTTTCTGGATCTGGAGGATCGATACGAACAATCGTATCGGTCGTAATTGTTACGATCATCGTCTCGATAATTGGCCTAATCTGAATCGGAAAGTATGGTAATAAATTATATACCGTCTTTAAATCGGCTAATAATTCATCGACTTCACTTTTCTTAACTTCTTCTGGTGGTATCCAAGGAATAGGATCGTTAAATATTCTAGAAGGAGTTTTTTCAAAAGTGGCGTCACTTTCATAATGTCGCTTAGGCTGTATATCGGGACGATAAATAATTTTATTATTGTCTTCCATATTTTCCTAAAATAATGTACGACTAAATTTATTTCGTGTATGAGATAATCTTCTCGATGGACGATCGAACGATTCGCCTGGGCCTAACTTTCGCCAAGCTTCATCGGAAGACTCATACGTTTTCTTTTTATCTTCCCAAGGATTATCTAAATCTCGTTTTTCGTATGTCGGCAATATAGATCCTCTATTAATAGAGTATGCTATATCATGAGACGCCTTTTTAACAAGTTTAGTTAATTCAGGGAAATGTTCTACGAATGCTAAATAAGCAAGTCCTAACGCATCGACAAAGTGTTCATTATTACTATTATAAACTGGAACACCGGCCGCCGTAATTTTTTCGACACGATAATCGATTAATTGTTTAAAAATTACGTTATCATAAGGACTCATAATTAAGTTACCACGCTCAATAAGAATAGATAACTGATTTACCATAAACGGTTTTAAGTGTTTCTTTTCGAGAACGCCGGTAACAGGATCTTGAATATCGATCTTTTCTGAGAACATCCAGCCCTTAACTTTTTTATCGAGTCCAGTTTCTGGATGTTGCTTACCATAAATCTTTAGAGACTCCATCTGATACTCGCCACTCCCTCTATCTATATAGATATAACTAGGATTATAGATAGCGTTCATGTCAATAATTTTTTTCACCGCTTTATCAAATGTGAATTCAGAGGACTCAATTTCGGTACGATTAATAATTCTAAATTTATTAAATGAAGGATCATACTCTAACACCAGAATCGATGTTGGAGCCTGACTTTTGTCCCAGTCCACACCAATAGTTCTGAATGGATTGGGAGTATACGTTCTTCTTCCAGGAGGAAGTATATGAACTTTTTTTACGTTAGAATCATCTAAGTCTGGCCATACCGGCTTATAAAATTCTTTATCGAAATAAGTATAATTATCTATGCGAGTGGCTGCTTCTAATTTATCTTTATCGAATACACCAGCTTCTTCGACACCGAACTCTGCTAGTACTTCGTGTGCATATGCATTTTGATCGTATGTATTTCTAAATTCTTCTTCCATCGCGTCTGACCACATAGGATTGTGCTGAGTCGGATGATAGTGCTCATTGAAGCCTAGAGAGCGATTCGTACATATTTCGTAGAACTTAGAGCGTTTACCAGTCGGTGTAGATGAACATGTTAATCCGATATTGTCACGTTCCATACAAAGAGCGTATACAGTATCAAAATCGCCTTCGCCTAGATAGTCCATTTCATCCAGAGAGATCCACGCTTTGTTACGAATTTAACCGTTTCCGTTAAATCCTTCTAGTATTTTCATACTAGGCCAGACTATATCTTCTTTAGATAAACTAAAGATAACCATTTCCAATTAAGGGAATTTCACCCGCCTACTTAGGCCGTACTCCTATTGCTAATTTTTAATGCGCTAGCCAAGGGATAGTCGTTGAACGTATCTTATTAAAAAAATAAAATTTCGCTGCTGATTGTCCAATCTTTTGAATTGTTACACTATGGTATCAAAAGCTCTAAGGAGTTTCCAGCAATTAAGTTATATTCACAGAAATTAATTCTGTGGACTCATATATATTAAATCATATTTTCTTTTTAAAGCATATTTTTCTGAAGGATAAATTAATTCAGCAAATTCTTTTTTAGACTTATTTCTTATTCTTATTAAGTGTAAATAATTTCCACTTTTACATAATTCTTTTCTTAAAGTATATTCAATATTATTTTTATCAAAATATTTAGCAAAAGATTCTATTAATTGATAAGACATTGTACATGCGGACCAACCAGCTTTCTTTAAAGTCCCATTAGCATCCCAATATCCTCTAATAAAATCAGAGATATATTCTTCTGGAATACTATCTGGCAAACATTGCACATAAGTTTTATTTTGGACAATCTTATGTTTATTCATAATAGTTGTAACTAAGTGTGTATTATATGTTCTTAATGAACAATAATAATTAATGTTGCCATTTCTTTTACCGGATCCTATAGTGATTTTTTCTTCTGGAAATTCAATATCTTTAGCAAATTCTTTTAAATGATCGATGTCGGTGGATTTAATTTTAATTGCTAATTCATATTTTTCACGATTAGGAGTTTTATAAGTATAACCATCAGCCATAATAAAGCCTAACCAATATGCTTTTTTAAAATTATCCACTTCATCGAAATATTTTTCATTAATAGGATTTACTGATGCAATAGATTTTTTAGGTTTTCTTAATCCAAATTCTATTGCATATCGATTTACAGAAGTTAAAGATAAATTAAGCTCTCTAGCTAAAATAGTCGGACTATTTTTATATTTTTTTAACTGTTCAGAAAGCCATTTCTTATCCATATATTTAAATGCTTTATATTGTTTTAAATTAATATTATTTTCAGAGCAAAATCGATTAAATTGAATATTGCTTTTTGTTTTAAAAATAATTAATGAAATTTGTTCTGAATTTTTTCCTTCAGATAAAAGATTTAATACCTGTTGAAGTTTTTCTTTCATTTTAAAGTACCTCGTATTATAAAATATTTATATTATTATAATACTATATTACACTTAAAATGTCAAATATATACTCCAACATGGGAATCGGCGCGCCAATTTTTAGTTTATCATTTACATAACCTATGTTAATTCATAGCACTTCCATTACAGAACGTGAACAGACTATATGTTAATCCCGCATAGCTGGACCAGGTATTTTTCCCTTTAATAATAAAAGGTACTCCGACGCAATCGGATAGTCGTTAGAGGTTATCCTGTACGGACATTCCTACCGGAACAAACTCTTGTTTACGATAACTTAGGATTTAACCATATTACCATCTCGTTAATTTTTTCTGCTTTCGCAACATTCACGCTTATCGTTTCCAATTACGTTGTAGTCTAACGAGCTCTTAAAGTTCTTCCCCGGTTTAACTCCTGTTTAGCATATGCTCATTACTGAACATACGGGGCTGGCAATGTTACCCCGAATTGATGCAGCACTCATACCTGAGTTCGCACCTGTCGTAAAACCGACAATTTTGGAGCCGTTTGAAAATTCAAATAAATATGGATTTGTCGTTGCTCTCGTTACTTCTTTTTTAATAAGAGCAGAGCTATCTATCTTTTGACGAATATTATCGAAGATCATTCGGATCTGTGATTGATACGGTGTTACAAACATATGTATAAAGTTTTTACGAGTAAAGACGTTATATAATGCTTCGACTACCATCGTTTCTGTTTTACCGGTATTATGTGAAATAATATCGTTAGCAATAAAGTTACGGTAGCGTGGCACAGAAACGTCATATGTTTGTTGTTCACCAAGATATTCGATCGATACAACCGGATCCCAGAATATATCGCCATTAAGAATATCTTCGATCGATTCAAAACCTAAATGCTTGGCAAGTTCTTTTGCCTCCGCCTTGTTAATAGTTTTAGATTCCAAATATTCTTCGAGTGTTAATCGTCCTGTTTTTAAATATTCAAAATTAGTTTTTCCTAATTCATGATATTTTAAATAAGACAAAAACATCTTATTAAGTTTATCGGTCATTGGTTGAAACTTATATGAATAATAAACAGAGAACATATTTTTATGGAAATGATTTTTAATACGATTATATTTTTTCTTATCGACAAACCCTAAAAAATAAGAATTTCGTTCTTTAACGATTTTTACGACGATACCGAATCGCATTAATAAGTGAGCTAACTGATATGCTAACTGACCTGATTCAGAACAATATAATCGATTGATCGGAACTTCGTCTTCTTCTTTATATGCATCTTTAATTAATTCAGAAACAAAGATCGACACCGATTCTTTATTTAAAGAAAATACTTCTTTCGGAATCGACTTGTCGGAAGATGTATCTTTATTTAACTTCTGAGCCATTAATCTTAATTCTGATTCTTCGATAGAGTCACTACCGAAATAATTAAGATGCATCGGAATAGCGATATTATCGCCGACCGTTAAATCTTTTAATTCTAACCATCCTAATTCCGTTAAGAATGGATGGTTATCGGTAGCATCGAATGTGCGGCCAGTATTTGTCGTAATACGATATACCGGTTTAATACCGTTATCGTATACTTTAGCATTCGGCGCTATTTCGATTTGATAATTATCGTCGAGAGCAAGAATATTAAATTCTTTATTCTCGTCGAATAATTGTTTTACAGTTTTAAATAATCCTGTTTCTGGATCTTGTATTTTAAGATTACCAGTTACACAACGACGGCCACATCGGAATACTTTACGAAGACTTCTATCACGAAGCATTTCGGCCTGATACCAACGTGGAGTCCAAGGGGCATATTTATCTAAATCAATATTATAGATTTGAATAAATGATTTTGCCCACATAACTGGATCTCGTTTAATTACGACTAGCTTTCCTTTTTCACTGAGCTTAGTAAAATCTAATCTTACTAAGTCTTCCAAAGGCATTGCCATTAATTCTTTTACAGAATAATCTTGTTCTTGTTTCATAATTTTTATTTATGGAATGCTTTACCTTCTTGACCCATCATAGTCGTTTGTAAACTATATTGGGATTGCTGAGCTAAGGCCATTCCTGCCTGTCTCATAGTTGCATATTGTTGTGAATTAACTGGATTAGTCCAAGAGAATGGACGATAACTTTGTTGCATTTGCTGACGACCTTGCTGAGCTAAATCGTTAGCAATACCGACTAAAGCTGGTCCACCATAATAAGCAGCTTGAACTGCCATACCGGCTAATGGGCCTAACAATAAATCGGTACCCATACTAAAAGCAGCATCTTGTATTGCGTTAGCCTTAGTACCACCTTCGTCGAGTGTATCGTTATAAGTCCAGACTGCGTTGGCAGTCGCTAAGCCGGCATTAATTTTATTATCCCAAATTAAGTTACCGGCCGTGCCCATGCTTTTAGTAGCATTACCGACATGTCCGACAGCAGATTTTACATTGCCAGTTAATCCTCTTAAAATATTTAAACCTGCCATTATAATGTACCTGGTGCTTTAATATTGTTACGTCTTAATGCAAAATTAATATCGCCAGATGCACCCATATTATCGAATGCATTTTGTGGCGTTAATCCAGAACTAGCCGATACAACAGGATTAACGGTACCAACCGAAGCGATATTCGCTGTCGACGTCGGCTCCATTGCTGCTTCGATCGTATTATTTGTTGCACCTAATGCAGCAGCACCACCTAATATCGTAGCACCGTATCCTGTTAATTTGTATCGATCTGGAATAGAATAGTTATCCGGATTAGTACTAACAAATTCTTTATTAACTTTAAAGTAATCGTTGGCGCCATCTTTAATAGCTGGAACCGTATTTCGCATAGGACGATATTTAGAGCTATAAGCTTCGACTTCTTCTTTAGAGTATTGACTACCCATATCACCGAGAACTGTTTTTTGTTTCTCCAGATTAGAAACTTGTCTGTTAATAACTTTATTAGCTCCACTCGTTATAGCATCGTCAGTTTTTCTAGCGATATAACCGGCACCTTCGATAACTTTTTCGCCGGCAGTTTTTACGCCTTTAACTATACCTTTAAGCATAATTAAATACCTGGGATACCGATAATATTAAATTCGCCATTCTTATCACGGTATAAACCGCCACCAGTAGCGACACGATAAGCAACACTACCAGCAACGACACCTTGAACGCCGAGACGAGTCATATCATATTTAGCATTATCTTTATAAAATGCAGATAATTCTTCTTTAGCAGCTTTAACGACTTCTTTATCTTCGCTACCCATACGTTGAGCAAATTCTGGCGACATAAATTGGTTATCGAACATAGCTCTAGACTCTTTATTTAGATAAGAGTATTGTAGAGCCTGAGTTGTATCGAGGCCGATCATTCTACTCTTAGCCATTTGACCTAATGTATAATTAGGACTAGCAATTCTTTCAATGGAACCAATTTGATCTAAACCATCATTCATGATTTTCATGCCTGCTGCAAATGCTTCAGAACCAGTCTTACCAACCTCTTTAGCAATAGTATTAGATCCATTAAAAGCTAATTTGCCGATTTCCATTGTTTTACTGATATTACCAGTAATAAGTTCTAACGCATTATTCAGTTTCGCCATAAGCGTTTAACCTCGAATTTCTTTCTTCCTCGATTTGTTCTTGTGATAAGAAGAAATCAGGATCATTAAGACTATTAATGAGGGCAGTGTCATGATTTGCGTCGTCGACATTATTACGAATTTTATCTTTTCTAGTCGCAGCCAATAACTCAAATACTTTATCGCGTTTTTGTACGAGAGTCGTATATAACTCAATACCTTTAGAAATCATTGGTTGAGTTATTTCTTGACCAGTTTCAGTAATGTTGGTAACGACATCGATAACAGGATCATAATCTTTATTATTGATATATTGCATTGCCCTTGAAATCAGGAGGTCTAATGTAATTAATTCATGTACAAGAACATTATCGGTATAGGACGATTCATCGAGATTAAATTCTTTTTGATACTGCATAAATTTTTGAGCGATTAAAGTCGTTTCACAAATACATGGTTCGCCGACTTTAACAAGTCCCGCTTTATGCAAAGGATCATTTTTATAAATACAGTTTTCGCCTTTACATAAGATCGGCATCTTAGCATAGATCGCATGATCGGTTGCTAACATATGCATAGCTTTATCGAAGATGATTTTACCTTCTTCGCTGTAGCCCCAAGAATTATAATCTTGAACGAACTTATCCATTTGCTCGATAAGCTCTTGCTTTCTATTAGAAAGTTCTTTTTTTGACATAAGGAATATCCCTCCTAATGCTCTATATTACCAGCATTACGAACTTTCTTGATTCTTTCCATAATATCGTCGACAGTAATTTCTAAATTTTCTTCTTCACGATCGACAGATTTAATCGGTTTAGACTTATCAGGTTCTGGTTCACCTTGATTTTTCCAATCGATCCATGCCGCCATTTTATCGGCAAAATCTTTAGCCGTTACTGCTTTATTATATAAATTATAATAGATGTGCATTAACGCTTCAATTTTTAATGGCTCCATAGAATCTTTAATAAAGCCATAGATATTTTCTTCGACTTCGTTATCGAAAGATAAATCGGCTAATTCCCATACTGGAGTCCCGTCGTCTTCATAATAGAATTCAGAAATAACGACTTCATGAGTTTTTTTATCTTCTTCAGATGCAATTTGATTACTTTCGTTTAACGTAAGAATTTCGTCTTCTTCAAAGATATTATTAGCACCGAATTGAGGAATGTTAAATAAACCGTATGGTTCATATGCATCTTTTACAGATTGTAAATACGGGCCGAATTCTTCTGTTTCGATAAATTCTTCATCAAAGAATGGAGCATCGAGCTTAAATTTATGAAGTTCGTTCATAAAGAATAATACAAAGTTTAACTTATACATGTTAAGATCTTTGTAATCTGTGCATGCACGTTTACATGCTTTAGTAAGATTATTAATCATGTTTAACCTTTCTTGCGCAGCAAAAAAGATGATATAATAAATAAATACATCGTCTTAATTAAGCATTATTAAATTCCAGTACTGCCAATACCGCCGATGCGTTCACCGTCTGCATCATCGTCGTCCGTAATTAAAAACTTATGGAATACGCCTTGGGCGACACATTCACCTTTTTTAATATGAACGACATCATCGTTATGAGATAACAAACCTAATGAAATTTCACCTTCATTAGTTTCGTTATTATAGAAGTCGCTATCTATAACGGCGACACTATTAATCATACGTACACCACGTTTAAATGCTGCAGAAGAACGAATATGAAGATATAATACTTCATCGTCTTCCATAGCTGCTTTAACGCCAGTTGGTAGTACATATAATTTATTAGGATACAATTCAATGTCTTCGATAGCAAAGAAATCATAACCAGCCGATTTCTTAGTTTTACGTTTAGGAAGTTTTACTTCCATATTTTTACATCGAAATACTACTTCAAATTTTCTCATCTTTATTTACCTGCGATCTTGTCTACTTCTTTAGAAATCTCGTTCATTAGCAAAGTTAATTCGCTAACGGCAAATTCTTTTGAAATGCATCCATTATTATATAACAGTGCATATGCCTTAACATGATCATAAGATAAATCAGAACAAAATTGATCGACAATCTTTTTATTTGGCCAATCTGTATCTAAGATACTATACACAATCTTATCTTTAGGATCATCCAAAAAAATTAAGATTTCGTCAGGAGAATACGCTACGTATTTCTTCATTCGATTTCCTTTCGCTAATTAAAATATATATATTGTAACTATATTTTTATTATACACGATATTTTGATTATAAGCAAATAAAGGGGAGAAAGGGAGGGAACGGTGCCGCGAAAGCGGTGCCGGATCCTCCCAAATGACTGAGCATTAGTGCTCTTCTTTGGATTCCAACAATCTTTTTGGAATGCATTCTTCTGATAAAACAATCTTTTGTTTACCATCTTTAACATATTGAATATCGATAGCCGTATTATGGATATCGACAAGGCCTATGAAGACAGCTGGTTTTTTGCCATGCAAAATAATTTCACCAGGATGTACCTCATTCCAATTAACATTCATTATCTTCCTCGGAACTTATTGTATAAGAACACTAATACATATAATAAAGTAACGACAATGAAAGTATAAAATACCGTTATCAATTGTCCGTCAAATATATTGTATTGTGCTTCAACTATTTGTGATAAACTAATAGCTAAAGATAATACGAATAAGTAATCTTTCATGGTTAACAAGTCGTTAAATAATTTTCGAGCTCTTCGATTGTTTTAAGCTCGACCTGTTCATTGATCCCGTCAAATGCCAATACAACATTTTGGTAAATATCGAAATACCAAGTTACGTTATTTTTCTTAGCGATGACGCGAGTACAATGATCTTTTTCAGAAATAATAGGAGATTCAAAACATTCAATAATTTTATTTAAAGCTAATTCCATTATTTAAATTCTCTTTCTTAAAAGAGTATGCATACCGTGGGCCCATATCTCTACGTATATTCCGACTCATTATACCGATATGCATACAGTCTTTTATATTACATAAATTCTTCGTATTCGTCAATAGTAATTTTATTATCTTTATATGTTACTTTCCAAATGTTCTGATTAGAAGATCCTCTAAATTTAAGAGATGGATCTTTTAATTCGTCGATAAATTTACCGTCGACTAAAGCATCGATTAATTTTAATAGTTCGACTTTTTTAGGATCCATGATAATCTGATTGATCGTATATCCAGAGTAACACCAAATATTTTTATTCTTAAACCATTCTTGATCTTTCAAATATTTATTAATGAAAGATACAAGACCGTCGACATTTTCAAATGGTTCACCACCTAATATGGTTAAGCCCGATACTTGAGGATGTTTTAAATAATTAACGAGTCTATGTGCCGCCACATCATCGAATAATTCACCGGCATCATGATCCCAATATTCTTGATTAAAGCAATTGAAACAATGATGAGAACATCCTGTTACGAATAATGTAGCTCGAATACCGGGGCCATTTGCAATATCGTATTCACGAATTTGTCCATAATTCATTATTTTTCAACTACTTTCAATAATCCATTTTCACTCCGTACAGAGATATGAGGAACTTCGTAAATTTTAGCTGTATGGTGTTCGATAATGCAACCACGATATTGGTTCCAATCATCTAAAAATACTGCTAAATCGGCATTCGCTAACATCTTAATAGAATCGCCTAAAGCGACTAAAGGTTCTTTATCTTTATTACTAGGAGAATAACTTTTGATGATTTCAACATTAGTAGAGTCAAGATATTTAGTTAAAAATTCTTGAACTTCACGAATGTTACTTAAAATTTCTTCGTGTGTTTTACCGCGCATTGGCTGAGATAAAAATACTTTCATAGCTTTTTTCCTATCGAATAATATGTTGTTCGTTAATTAAAATCATATCTTCACTTATTAAGTTTTTATCAATATATTCTTGGCGTTTTTCTTCAGCTTTTTCTAAAGAGAAAAATACACCCAACACAGAATTATCATAATCATCAGAATAAGTAAATAGTATATAAACCGTATCAATCATATCTACCATTTTATAATAATCATTAATTGCAGTTTCTAAATCATCCATAATCTTAAGATAATCATCATCAGGAGCATAGCCAGAAACTTCTTTATCTAATCTTTCAAGTTCTAATAAAACAGACATCTTTAGATTATATAATCGATCTTTTTTGTTTAACATAGTTATCACTCATTAAAGTCATTAATATAACAAGTTTTTACATAAATTTGATCTTCGGTATATCCATCTTCCAAGAAGTTCTGATATTCTTCACGAATATTTTCTTCGTTATACCAAAGAGATTCGATCTTATCGTCGACCATTAAAATAAATACTTTTTCAGGATTGTTCATCTAACACTCCACACTCCTTAACCTTTTTTAATATTTCTTTTGCGATCACATCGATATCACGAATAACTTTATGATCGGCGCAATTAATCATAATCGTACTATACCGATTAGCTATCTTCTGATATGCATGATCGACTTTTTTTAAATATTCAATATCGTTTTCATGAATATCGCCAGTATTACCGCCAGTCTTGCCTTTTCGCTCTGCAAGTAAGTTTAACCGGATTCTAATAGGGAGGCGTAACATAATAAGTAAATCCGGTTTAGGTAATTGTAATAAGCGATATTCAAAATTTTCAAGCCATTGCAAGAACTGATCTTGTGCAGTTGCTTTTTCATAACGAACGACTTGATATAACTCATTAGATGTTGTATAACGATCGCAAATAAGAATTGCGTCGTCTTGATTTAACAATTCTTTATATTTGGTTTGAAATGCTGCATAGCGATCCATCGCAAAGAAAAGGGAGGCAATTTTAGGATTAACGGCACCATTTCCACCAAACGTTCCATCTAAATAAGATTTAACGAATGCTGAATATTCAGATTCATAATCAGGAAAACTAATTAAATGAACATTATAGTTCTCTTTCTTTAAAGACTCATATAATTTATTGGCTTGAGTTGCTTTGCCGCAACCATCGCCGCCATCAATAACTATTAGTTTCATCTGACATCCTTTTAATAATAGAAAAGGCTCCAAGATGGAGCCTTTATTTAAAATAAAAAATTAAAACTATCTTTTGTAAGATTAGTTTCGTTTAAATTGTAGTCGGCTTCTTCTGGATCTTCTGTAATGAGACCACCGCACATAGCGATTAAATCTTCTAACATTAATCGACTATCGATAGTCGAATTGATCGCCGAAGAAATACCTTCTAATTTTTGATTATAGGTCGTAACAATTTGATCGCTTAATCGGCTACTGTAAAAGATAAATTCTTTCTTACCGTCCTTATCGGCACGAATAAGACCGAGCATTACTTCATTACTTTCTAAAGTAAAGTCTTTAATATATAAAGAATCAGAATCGATACTTAAAATAGTATCTTCATCTAATACTTCTTTATCGATAAACCAATTAAAGAATACATTAGTCGTAATATTTTTAAAGCCAGTAAAATTATCGACAGTTATAACGACAGTATCGTCGGCAAATTCATCTTTAAAGTAAACAGCTTCTGCACCACCGTTAGGCTCTGGAGCATTCGTAACATCCCCAGTATAAGCAGCAGCGTTATTTTTTAAGTCACAATTCCAACCAATATGCAATCTTTTAGATTCAGCATGCAAGTCTAAATCAGTACGATATCCATTTTGATTAAACCAATGAATACCGAAAGAGAATTTATTTGTCGCATTAACTTTAGAACACATCGGAACATTACCGATGAAATTCTTTTCAGATGTCGGTACTGCATATTGAATATATTTAGATAATAAGAATTTCTTACCTTCGACTTTATCTTTAAGATCTTCTCTAATACTGTTAGCAATAAGAATTAAACGACGCGCGGCAACCGATGTATAACATCTTTCACCGGATTTCTTAACAAACACTTTACCATTTCGAATATTATATAATTTATATTCTGACGGTGTTAATTCACTAAGCAAATAATTATATAAAGAAATTTTCTTAAATAGAGTAACGTTCTTTAATTCTTTTACAATATCTTTATCTAAAACAAACGGACTTGCGATATTATCGAGAGGTAATTGTTTACAAGGAACATTTAATGTTTTTGCCAACTTAGATGCTTTATTGATAATTTTAGCATTAGCTTTACTATCTTTTTTTAGCATAATCCAAAAATCACGATAACGATTAAACGTTCTAGCGATTGTTTCGACACCGTAATTTTCAGCAAAAGAAGCTAAAAGTTTAGAACTGTTATAACAATAGCTGTTAACATTAAAATCTTGTTTATTGTATTTACTACTAATTAAAAGAGTGCTACCAGTTTTTTTATAATAAATATAACGAATTAAATCAATCGCATTAGACGGAGTGTAATAACCGGCGTCAATTAAATACGCTTTAATTTCTTTATTCTTAAAATCGTCGATAGAAAATCTATTAGTATAAGACGGGATAATTTCCATCAATAATTCAATAGTTTCTTGCTTTAATGCAATACCAGATACAAGACCTTTAATTTTTTCGACAAGTTCATCGATCGTAATCGGATAAATGATCGTAAACTTAATAGGATCTTGATCGTTATCTAAACCTAAATATTCGTTAGGTAAATATGTCGACTCTTTATCGACAGGAATAGTACCAAAACAACTTCCGTCTTCTTGATGAGTAAATACGGATAAATAATGCAAAGCCTGATGAAGTCTTAATTCATCTAAGTCCATAATATCGACAGCTTTAATAGATCGATGTAATGTCGATTTATTAATTTGATCGATATATTGATTACCGTATTGACTTACTAATGTATTACTATCGTTAGCTGTTAAATAATCGGCGGCTTCGTCGACAACGTAAACGCCGCTTTTAAACAGCTTACCTCTTTTAACAGGATTAATTCCATCTTCAATTAAGATTCGTTTAAACAACTTAATAATTGCATCACGTTTCTTTTGGTTTATCATATTTTCCTCCATATAATAAATAATGGCCGTAATAAACAAAGACATATAAGACTTCATTTATTACGACCATTATCCTAATGAAAATTGCCGGCGAGAAGTAAATCTTCCAATAGCTTTTTATAATTAAAAAGGAACTTCTTTATGCCGGCTTTCAAAATAATAATTAGGCGAAGAGTAATTGTTTTCTTCATTATTCGTAAGTTTAAAAGGAACTCTTTTATGCCTAAACTTATTATATTATATTTAATAGTTAAATGCAACCATTAATTTTAAATATGGAGTACTCTAGATTGAATTTCTTTAGTTCGACCTTCGTTCCAGAAATTACTTCCTAAATAGCCGCATGAACGCCGAGTGACTGTCATCTTTGACTGATCTTGATTTCCACATTTTGGACATGTCCATTTATGATTTTCATCAAAACCAATTTCACCTTCAAAGCCACAAGCTTTACAATAGTCAGATTTAGTATTAAATTCAGCATATCTAACATTGTCATAAATAAACTGAATTAAAGTTTCTACTGCATCAAGATTGTGTTCCATATTTGGCATTTCAATATAGCTTAAGCATCCGCCAGAAGCATATTGGTGGAATGGAGCTTCAAAAGTTAATTTTTTGAATGCATCAATTTCTTCACCTACGAATACATGATAGCTATTGGTATAATAACCTTTATCAGTAATACCTTTAATATCACCAAATTTTTCTTTATCTATTTTAGCAAATCTAGAAATTAAAGATTCTGCTGGACTACCATATAGGCCATAACCAAGATTCTCTTCAATATTCCAATCAATTGTTTTTTGCTTCATTCGACGAACAATTTCTAAAGCCAAATTTTGATGTTTAGTATGAGTTTCTCCTGTCAAGGCTAACACAGCTTCATATACACCAACAAATCCTAATGATAGTGTAGAATAACCACCTTTTAAGTACTTGTCGATTACTTCACCTGGCTTAAGACGTGCAATAGCACCATATTGCCAGTGAATTGGAGATACGTCACTTACTGTACCTAATAATAAATCGTGTCTAAATTTTAATGCTTTATGACACATTTCTAATCTTTCATCTAATAAAGACCAGAATTTATTCAAATCTTTATCTGCTAAGATTGCTATTTGTGGCAAATTCAAAGATACTACGCCACAATTAAATCTTCCTGCCCATTTATATTTGCCTGTTTCAGGATCTTTCCAATTAGAAAGGAAACTGCGGCAGCCCATTGGAAAGAACAACTCTCCATCAAACTGTTCTCTCATAATTTTAGCAGAAATAAAATCTGGATACATACGTCTAGCTGTACATTTTGCAGCCAGTTTAGTTAAATAATAATATTTACTACCTGGTTTTGCATTATGTTCATCTAACATATAGATAAGCTTAGGGAATACTGGTGTTTGAGGAATGCCGTCAGAATTTTTAACACCGGCATAACGTTGTTCTAAAATTTCTTTACAAATAAGTGCTGCATAGTCTGCGTATTCACCGTCTGGATTAAAATATAAGCCTAAAGTGACAAACGGGGACTGACCATTGGAACCTGCCAATGTTAATATTTGATATTGAATAGTCTGAATGCCGTCTTTTAATTCTTTCATCATCATACGATGAGCAAGCTTTTCTTTATTTTCTTCATCTGCAAAAAATTCTAAATATTTATCATAGGATTTTTTAAGATATGGGGCTAATATTTCATCTATTCCAGAAACACTTTGACCACCATATTGTCCACTACTAATGGACTGAATGACCTGCGTCGTAACAGTACAAGCAACTTGGAAAGATTTAGGTGATTCAACCATATTTCCATTAATGACTGTACCGTTATCAAGCATATCTTTTAAATCAAAAACACAACAGTTAAAATTAGGCTGTACCGCGTAGTCGAGATCGTGATAATGGTAGGTTCCATTGTTATGAGCATCAACAATTTCTGGAGGCAAAACTTTTCTTTTTGCTAAGTCTTTATTAACTTCTCCAGCAATAAGATCTCGTAAGGTAGAATTTAATTTTGCATTTTTATTAGAATTCTCCATTATCGTTTCAATATTAGATCCATCTAATAAGCCTAAAATATCTTTATCTGAAGTATTGTGTTCACGTCTATATTCACGTACTGCTCGATATCCTTCATAAGCACGAGCTACGTCTTTTTGTTTATGTTTAACGAGAAGATCGAATACCATTTTTTCGATATGTTTAATATCCAGTTCCTGGAGCATAAGAGCTTCTTGCGTTATTTCTTCAGCAATAGAATTAGCTATTTTTTCATTATCTTTAAGTAAAGAATGTTGCGCCTTACTTATGGCTACAACAATCTTAGATTTATCGAAATCGACCTTGCGGCCGTCTCTCTTGATTACGATCATTAATTAAACCTCATTCTTAATTAATAATTCGAAACCTTCGACGATAGCAGAACGAGATTCATTAGCAAACTCGATAGAATACGCATCTTCTACAGTATCAGTTATATCGGTTACTTTCCAACCTTTATCGTATGTATTGAAACGAACAACGTCGCCAATTTGAATATCGGTTTTTTCAATTCCTTCTGTTAACCAATATACATTAGGAGTAACCGTAACAATTTTTACATCGTCGGCATATAAATGCTTTAACGTATAAACTTTTAAAGATTGTTGTCCTTCGTATTTAAAACGTACATACTGTAAATTTCCGTTTGCATTAGGAATGAGCTCGTCCATACCTTCGATGAAGGTTCCGATCATCCTAGTGTCACTAGGTAGAGATATCCGGTTATCTCCGCCAAATAATACTTTCATATCATTAATCCTTTCTTGTTAATCGCGATATAAAAAAGAAAGTGTTCTATGTGATAGAGCAGAATATATATTACGCACAATATACTACATATAGTATTTAATAAAACATAGAACTACTAAATCTATTATACCAAATCGGTATAAGACAAACAAATGATTTTATGGTATAGAAAACTCTTCATATATTTTACATGTGCCAAAAAATAAGATATAATAATAATAGTTAATTATACTTATTTAATATGAGGTATTTTAAATAATATGGCAAATATAAATTATGAATCATTGTTTGCGGCAGAGCCAAACGAAGATTTAGTCTCTTGGTTATATCGTATGTATCTTGCTAAACAAGAAAACAATAAATTAACGGTAAAAAGAATTAGTGCTTTGGCTAAGACTTTTTTTGAAATAGATCTTGATGTTACAACGATTAATAGTTACTTCAACGATTTTAAAAAGAATCTAGCGCCAGCATCGACCGACGACAAACTAACGTCGGCAGCTGTAGATATGCTTCTTAACGCTCATGCTAAGAACGTAAATAGCAAAAACCGATCTGAACTTAACAAACATTTAAAATCGATTAGCGATCAATTCTTACTAAAAGAATTAATCGTCGAGGCGATTTCTAAAATCGAACCTCTTAAATACGAGTTCAAAGATCTTCAAAGCGGCGAGTCTGAAGCTGTACTATTATTAAGTGATTGGCATCGTGGACAAGTAAGCGATAACTTCTTCAATAAATTTAACAATGAAATTTTCGATAAACGTGTCGAAAAATTAATGAATAAGACACGAGAATATTGCTTACTAAATAATATTAAAACTATTCATATTCTAACATTAGGCGATATGATTAACGGCGGCATTCATGTTCAAACACGAATCGAATCTCAAGAAAATCTTATCGAACAAACTATCGGTGTAACAGAAGCGCTAAGTCATTTATTTAACAATCTTAGCCAAGAATTTAATTTAGAATTATATTTCTGTCGTGGCAATCATGATCGAGTAACTCCTTCTAAAGAAGAAGCTATGAACGGTGAATCTTTTAGCGATATCATTCCTTGGTTCTTAAAAGAACGATTAAAAGGAAATGATCGTATCCACTTCAATGAAAATACCGTCGACGATGAAATTATCACGGCTAATGTATGTGGACAACGTATTATCGGTGTCCATGGACATAAAGATAACTTTAATAAAGCTATCGACAATCTAGCATTATTTACGAAACAAATACCGGATTATATCGTAATGGGTCATTTTCATCATTCAAGAGAAGCCGATCTTAAAGGTGTCGAAATGATTATTAACCCATCTTTATGTGGTAGTGATCGTTATGCAGTAGACGGTCGTAAATTTTCTAAAGCCGGCCAAAAGCTTTTAATGTTAAATAAAGAAGATGGCCGATATGCCACTTACTTTATTAGCTTTTAAATATCCGATAAAAATAAATTATCATCGCGATAATAAATACTAAAAAGAAAAAATCGGCTATGCCTTTCATATTATTTTTTCCAATCAAAAAAGCCTCCTATTCTTTAGGAGGCTTAATTTTTTTTACAATTTTTTCTAACGTATTAGGATTATTGTCTAAACCGAATATAGTATCGATACCGAATAATTCTATCACATACGATGCTGCTCCTATTACGATAACAAGGAATGCAATCGATATTAGCACCGCCGATATTAAAGCTATCGGCATTAACAGTATACTAAAAAACGAGTTAAATAAATCAAAAAATTGACCAAGGATTCCGAATCCTAACGTTAAAAATAAATATAAATAAAAACAGAATTGTTTAGTCTTCCTTGTCATAGCCAGAACCTGTACTATTATGTAAACCAACAATTAAACAGCAGATCATAACTGCGAAGAACAAAATTATTATACTCATTATAATCGTTGAAATAATCATTTAACTACTACCTCGTCTTATTTAGCTAACAAAGATAAAAATAAAAAGACTATACCGGCCAAAAGAATTCCTCTGTAGATTTTGTTCTTTTTAGGATCTTGTTCTGTAAGGCTAAATAGTCCTTGAACTCCGCCATAAATAATAGCGACGACAATTAATATTAAACTTATTCCAAACATTATATTTATAAGCATATAGAAGCTCCTTTTATTTAAATAAATAACTAATTAATAATTCAGCTATAACGATAACAATGCCAAAGAACGAGAGTATTAACATAACTAAAGCTAAGTCAAACCCATTTTTAATTAAGTCATTAATAACATCTTTTAAGATAGAAATCAAAATTCCGCCAACGCTAATTAAAAGAATTATTATGCCTATAGCGACAATAAATTTTCCTGCATCCATTATTTATAATCCTTATTATTTAATTTTGTCCAAAAATAAAAAAATCATTGAAATTAATATAATAATAACTCCAATACCTAAAAATAAATCAGGCAAACTACTATAATCATGTTTTTTTATATCGACAATCATATCAAAAATAGCATCAATAAAACCACCAAAGATAGGAATCATACCTAAGACAATAAATGCTAACCCAATAATGAGTAAAATTTCATATAACGACATAATTAATTATCCTCAAATACTTCTTCGAAGATTTTCTTTAATTCTTCTCCAGAAATATTCTTTAATCTTTCTTTAAATCTTGCTTTATAGGAATCGATCATATCGTCATGTTCTTCTTTAGCTTCTTGCATAGCCTCTTCATAGCCATTATCATAACCATCGTCATATCCTTGGTCGTATACATATTGGTTACTTTTTTCTTCGACATTATTTTCTAGCCATAAAGCAAGATCTTCTTTATTGTCTTCATTTCTTAGATCATAAATGATGTCTTCAAGTGAAGTATTGTTTGTAAGATTTCTCATAATTTCGTCTCCTTTAAGATATGGAATACGCAGCACTTAAGATAATGTATAATGTATAAGCAGTTTTATATATGCAGATAAGTTACTATTAAAACTCACCTTTCTGTAATTAAATAAAACTAAATAGTGCTGCGTATTATAAAAATATCTTATTACAATATATTCTTATGCTTTGGGGAAACATTTTTATATAATACAATAAGACATAATGGTGCTCCCACCTGGATTCGAACCAGGGTAAATGCCGGTTATGAGCCGGGTGCTTAACCTCTAAGCTACAGGAGCATAAAAAAACGACATATAGAATTTAATATAACTCTATATATCGTAAATTAAAAAATGGAGAAGAAGGTGAGATTCGAACTCACGGTGCGTTTCCGCACGACAGTTTTCAAGACTGTAGCCTTAATCCTCTCGGCCACTTCTCCATGGTCGCAGAGAATGGAGTCAAACCATTTTAGTATGGGCGCATTTCCATACTATTTTACTCTGCAATAATGGGAGCGGGAGTAAGAGTCGAACTTACACTAGACGAGCTTATGAGACTCGTGTCTCTGCCATTTGGACTATCCCGCTAAGGAGCTGCGTATGCAGACCACAAGACAATTTATATAAGGAGAAAGGAGTTTATTATCATGAAATGTTAGTTTATTATATTAGAAAGGGAGGCAAACTAAACAGAAGACATGGGGTGTGTCTAGAATCACGCTATTAAGAGATTTTTCATATTTAGGAGGTTTGTCTTGTTTACGCACGATCAGCATACGCATATATAGAGGAGGCTTTGTATTATATTAAAATAATACTTTATGAAGTCAGTTGACATTCAAAGGAACAAGCGTAATCCCTTTATTGGCTGGCTTAAAAAGCATCGCCAAATATGAAGAGGAGGAAAAGTATGATAGGCACCATGAAGACTATTACCTTCATAGGTGCCATGGAAGTCCCTGAACACGGGGGGACGCTCAGGGATACTCCTCTTGTATTTAAGATAATAGGAGAACCTTAAATGCAACTTTATTATACAGCAATTATTTAAATAATGCAAGTATATTATTTTTTAAAATCGGCAAAGTTTAATTGGCTGCCAGTTTTAATATACGCATTACAGTAATCTTGGAATACGCCAGGATATAAATCACCGATCGAACCATATGTTCCGCCGCGATTAGGCTCAGACCATACTTCAATATGAAGATGCTCGTCATACGTTGCAGGACCATCAGGACCCATACCACCAATTATGCCTATAGGTTGACCACGCTTAATAGTATCGCCAGCTTTAACGAATATTTGCGCCATATGCATATATATAATAGTCTTATTTGTTCCGTTAGCAGCATTAACCATTACAGCGTTATAGCCCCAGCCAGTATCCATTACTGTACCGTCACATATCGATAATATCTCAGGCTTAGGAGAATCGGGAATAAATACGACGTCCATACCTTGATGTGTATGGCTAGAACGAACTTCACCAGGGAAACCAGATAAACTAATAGACGGAATATATTGAGCTGCAAAGAAGAATCCCCATTTATCGTTATCGAATTCTGAAGCATAAAACTCTTTAGATAATTCTTTATATGCGACACATAATTCAATAAGTTTCTCTAAGGAATTATGCGGATCCATTGGTTCTTCACGCTTACCGGTAACGTTAATCGTATACGGTTCCCAGAATTGAGATAACGTCCAAGAAGCTTGATTTTTAATATCGAGATTAAAATACTTCTTAGATTGGCCGCCACTATTATTATTACCAGAGTTATTTGTTAACGCATATACAAAGTCTAAACGAGTTTTAAGATCTTCATGCTTTTTAAGTTCGGTAGTCGGATCTTTAGTCGGCTTATCGCCAGCAATATATGCTTCATTATAATAATAGGCTAGCATTACTAGCAAAGGATTATCGATTAAAGATTCATCTTTGAGTTTCTTAGTAACACTTTTAATCTTATTAATAATACCATCATAATCAGAAGTATTTAATAGACACATTAAAACAGCTAGTACGACAGTGTTGATATCTTTATGGACACCGGCATTTTTAATAGCTTCTTCCATCTTAACATAAGACTCTTTAGACTTAGTAATATTTTTAGCTTGATCTTTATAGCTACTAATTTTACTTACTGCAGATTCAGCTGCTTTTTTAAATAATGGAATCTGTGATTTAAGGCATTCTTCAGCGGTTAAATAAAATAAGTTATTGGTGTCGCCAGTCATAGCCGCGCCAGCGGCTAACCCTGATCCATACATCGAAGGAGAATTCATTAATTTAGAACCGTCATCGATAATTGATTGACGCCAGTTAATAATCGGAACTTGTTCTTCGACAGGTACTAGTTTCCAGTCCATTTTAAAACCTTCAGGCCATTCATCTTTAAGATCTTTATGAGGATCGCTTTTAGTAAGAGATGCACCTTCAGCAATATTAGCTAATTTTAACGGCTCTTGATAACGTTTAATATCGATTAAGTCACAATAGTGTTTCATATTAGAATACGACAACTGATTATTATCCAATAAGACACTAAGATTAGCGCCGACCTGATTAAGGATCTCGTACACTTGACCGATAATCGGTTCGATACGAGTACTTGTCATATACTGATCAATTTGAGTTTGCATACCGTCGGCAACTCTGTCGTCCGTAAGTTGACGAATAGCTCGATATTTTTCATAAAGAGTATTGCCGCCATAATACATATCGTTAATCGGGATGATACTCGCTAATCTAAATAGGTAACGTGTTACGGTCGATAAATGATTCTCGACTTGAACCATACGTTTCTCGACGTCGCCACCCATCTCGAGAAGAGCTTTAGCCGTGTTTAATTCAAACTCGGTCGCCTTAATACTTTCTTTTACGATACGAGGCATATGTAATTCTAAATCTCGGATACGTAAATCTGTCGGGAACGGATCAGACGGATTTGGCACCATACCAGGAGTCGGTACCTTAACTGCATTATCGTGCTTAGTCGGATCGAATTGAATCTGACGTTGTGCAATAGACTGCATACGAGTCATCTGATATTTAGCCGCTTCACTACCGTAAGCAGCTACCGACGTAATCGGTAACCCGACATTAAAACAGTCGTCGACATCGATTGTATCATAAGCATACAACGGAGGATTTAATTTCTGAGGACTTTTATCTTGAGCACTTAACGTATTATTTTCGACTTTAGTATCTTCAGACTTCTTATCAGAATCTTCTTTCTTAGCTTCAGGAGTATTCTTATCGTTAGTCTTAGTAACGTCACTTGTTGTATTATTATCTTTAGTGATATTAACTTTAATTTTATCTGGAACGTTATCAGTATGAGTAACGTCTTCTTTAGAATCTTCTTTTTTATCTTTACCGAATGTAACTTTATCGGTACTTAATGATTCGAAACCAGTTTTACCGTCTTTTAGAGAAACCGATTTAACTTCGGTCGCATCCTTAACTTCTTTATTATCGGCAGTCGTTTTATCTAATGTTTTACCGAGTGCCCATTCTGGTACTTGATTATATACCGATATAATATCGGGATAAACAGGTTGACACGGAGTTTTACCGATCGCTAACTTCTGAGCATTAAAAACATCGTAATACTTAGGAGTTTTCTTTTTAGTAACAAACGTACTTCTAGTACCGGTATCAGAAGGAGCCGTAGCATTATAGACACCACCGCCATTACCTGCACCACCTGTACTAGAACCAGAAGAAGCAGGTACTTCACCTAATAAATCGTCACTTAACGGAGTTCCTTTAACGAAATGATCATAAATCATTTGAGCATAGCCTTGACGTTCTGGAACGTTAGCTCCACCAGATCGTTCAAAGCATTGTTCGAATGCTAATGTTGCTTGTGCAACATCGGTCATCTGTTTAATTTCGGGCCACTTAGGATAACCGTCACCATTAACCGGAGTCCATTCTAAAGGACCGTTTTCTAATTCCCACAAACCGAAGTTCAACTGATCTTCTAAGTTATCAGGATTACCTTTAAACTCGTTAAGAAAATGAGGCCAACGATATTCTTTATCCCATTGGCATAATCCTCGATGAGTATTATTATCGGCATGAAGATTCCAAGTCGACTCTTGCATAATATTACCGAACCAAGCAGCTCTAGCTACTTCTGGAATATTTTTAGTGCCGAGATATTTCCAAGCTTGTTCTATTAATTGAGATATTTGAGCCATATACTATTTCCCTTCAAAACATTCGTAAATAATACGATTATATTCTTGATTTAGACAAATTAGTTCTTTCGGGATTATCTTAATACGATCTTTACAATGCTTCCATGTTGCTCTGCAGTCTAAAAATTGACTCGATATCGTTTCTAAAAACATTTCAGGTAAACTATAATATTTAGATAATGCTTCATCGATATAGTCTTTATGCTCTTGATCTAAACGAGAACTATTGCCGTCAGTATCGTATAATACAAATTCTGAAGTATATCCTTCCGGCATCGGTCCTTCATACGCCGTATAAAAGTTATGGTTAAATAATTCATCATAGCCATCTTCTGTCGCCGTTAAATAATCGGCATATAACAGATATAAAGCATACCGTAATTTCTTAGGCGAGATATTCGGTCTCTGTTCCTTAATATATTGAATAACGTCTTCTATATGGTTCATTAATTCACTCCATGAAAAAAGCCCTTATTCAAGGGCTTTAAAATATTCAGCAGCTTCTTTATATTCTAAAGAGTCCTGATCACATAATAATAAATCGATTAAATAATTGCATGCATCTTCTAGATTCATATGATAATACCTTTAATTTAAATAAAAACTAATTACTAATTAAAGTATATCATAATTTTTTGAATAAAAAAAGAGCATCCCAGCATTTGGTGTGTGTGGTCGAGTTGGTTGCTAGGACACTCTTGTTTTGTAGTCATATCGAAAGGATGTGATAGAGAGGTATCATTTGACTACATCCTTATTATAGCATGATTATTTTTTATCGTCAACTGCGACAAGTTCTCCACCGACAACTTTCCATATTCTACCATCGGCAGCATCTTTACCGATAATATCTTCTCGAGTCATATAGTCGAGAGAATCGCTAAAATCGTCATAGATTTCTTCTAAACCATCTTTAACATAATTAATCATAAAAGCATTTTTATCGGGAAATGGATCGACAAAAGCTTCTTCAATTTGACCCTTACGAATACGATTATATTCTTCCATCGTCATAATACAACCGGTATTAACGTGTTCGATAAAGAATTCTGGATAGCGAATTTGATCGCCACTTAAACTCGAATAGAATCGATCGCCTTGCCAAATGACTCTTCGTATTTGATATGCATCACGCATAATATCACCTTTATTTAAATAATATAGATTTAATTCTGAAACATCTATATATTACTAACATCTTATTTCAATCGATTATTTAAATAATTTAATCGACTCAAATAAGATGTTGTACTGCTAGGCAAAAGGTGTGTGTATGCAAATTATCTAAACACTAGCAGTACAAATCTTAAATTTTTGTTACGTAATATAAATTAAATATTAAATATCACTAATTATTTTTGGGCGCAACTATAGCTATTAAATATTCTTTAAATATAAGCAAATTAGATTAAGTTTGCTTAAGATCGTAACCAATCCACAAATTATTATTACTTTATCGATCTAAAGATATTTATGTAAAGTATGAAACTGTTAAAAATCGGATTACACAAGTATCGTAACTTAATCAGCTTAATGAATCTGATAAGCTTAATTAGCTTAAATATCGTAACAGATTATTTATCTTAATTAGCTTAAACATCGTAATAGCTTATATTATTTAACCTATCCTAACAGGAAACGTTTGTAAGTACTAAACATAATCTTATAGATTGAATATTGTATTCCATACAATAATAATCATTCTGCGAGAGAAACATTAACTGCAGCTTATTAAGGAATCGCCGCCAGCTTATTTTAGAAGATTCATTCGCATTATTTAAACCGTTAAGCGACTGGCAAAGGTTTGCAAATTAAAAAGACGTTATGTGTGCAATCATAACATCTCATTATCTAAACCGTTCAAGCTGCCAGTCGAATCAAACGTTCTTAGCGAATGAATCCTAGGATTCAGAATCACGAATATTGTATATAGAATAAGATATTCTATTTTCCTGTTTTATATAGACTAATCCCGTGCGGCAGCACGAATTAGTAAAAAAATATATATTATATAGTTTTGCTTCACTAGAAATGATTGTTTCTTTATTACTAAAGCTCTTGATCATTTCCTACGATATTAGTCTGTAGTATACTCACGTATACCTCTAGTCTTTCCCGACATTTAGCGTTTCCGCACAATCGTAGATCCCGTCCTATTGCTGTATTCACCAATGAGGAATGTCCTCTTATTTTATTTAAGAGGAACGGCTAGTCCCCCCGGGTCTTATTTAACCATGGTAGCTTTTTAAACTTAATTAAAATTCTTTATCTTAACTGCAATGTTTTGTGCATTCGCTACTTTAGGCTGTATACGGACTTGTATCCCATTTGCCCGCTGACGTTGATCCTGCTAGTTCCGACTTGAGTACACAAAATTACTCTTGCTGGTCCGGGATATAAACGGTATCGTATAGCTATCCTTCATATCCTATCCAACCACAAATCGCTATCGTTAACGACTGCAGATCCCTCGCTTTATTCATCGAGTATCGGCCTGCAAAATGTAGCTGATCACCGGGTCGATTTTCCTAGATGCGCTCGACCACACAACCATCGTTACGCCTAACCTATATTAACTCAGCAGAGCAGGATAGTATTATCATCACGACAAGGCTTTCATATCCTTTATAGGCTCGTAACCCGCGCCATCGGGGTCCATACTATAGAGTTCTTAAATACAGGGCCTCTATAATACAATGCCTTCCATTACGTTTCCATATGTATATTTGCACTCTTGCGTTGCAACTAGTGACATATTTCCATCGTCAATCCCTATGAAGACACAAGGTAGTTTCTAAATACGCTTATATTAAATCTTAACTTTATTATAATTTATAATTCGACTGTTGTCAAATTATATATTACACTAAATTAAAAACTGGATACGAAATTCTGCAATTCTTTTTTGTACGAATTTTCATTTCGGTATAACTTTTGGTTATGGCCAAATCGAGTACGCACATCAAGAAGTAAATGATATTGGTTATCAAGATTAATCTTCTGTTTCTTTAACGGTTTTTTTGCTAGAATAATTCGATCGAGTTTAAAGCTATCCATATCGACAATCTTTTCGACTTTGTCGGCATATTTATTAATAGAAATGACGTTGTCATCATTTTCATATTCGACTTTATCTAACATATCTTTATAGATAGCATTAGTATTATCTTGATTGCCACTTACAAGACTACTTAAACCTTCATCATCAAAATCGCCTTCGAGAACTTTCACGCTCTTAAGTTTTTCGGCCATGAATTTAATTAAGGTTTCTTGAACGGTACCAGCATAATACATATAATAGATACTTACGTTATTCTTTTGATTTAATCGATAACTTCTTCGAGCTGCTTGACGCATCGTAAAGAAGTTCTGATCGAGCTCATAGAACACGATCGTCGTAAAATCCAATAAGTCTAGACCGGTATCAACCATACCAGGATTACAAATTACGACACGAACGCCTTCTTCTTTTTTCTTTTCGAACCATTCGATTCGCTTCATCGCAGAAGTCGAGCTCTTTAGAATGGCAGTTTTAATACCTTCCTGTTGCAAACGATCATAGATAATACTATTAATATCGTTATTTGTATCATAATAAGTGTATACTAGAACACATTCCTGATCATGATGATTAATGATCTTCATTAATTCATCGAGCTTATGATTATCGCGAATACCGGTGCCACGATACTCGATATAATCGTCGGCAATGAAACATGGATTATCGCTCCAAGCTGCGAGCTTTTTAATCTCTTGATGTTTATATCGAGCCGGAACAATAGCGTTAGATAAATTACCGATTAAATTATTATAGGCTTCAAGATTTTCTTTATTTAACTCACATTTAATAATAGATTCATTATAAGCTGGAAGTTCAGAACTAACATCGTCCATCGACATGAATACACAACAATTGCTTAATAGCTTAATAAAGATATTAGGATTGATACCAGGAGCATCTTTTGTCTTAATCGTGCATTCAACGTTAACATTAAGAACATCTGGTCTATCTTTTTCGATAAACTGAAGATCTAAATATCGACCCCAGTTATGACTAATTTTTACGTAATCGGCAGCATTTTCAATTCTATGAGTATGCCAATCATAAGGAGTATATTCAACTTCTTTATAGCTATAACGATCTTTAAATTGCTTTTTCATGCCGCCACGAAATTCTGGATCTTGTTTCATATATTCTTGATATTCTTTTTTAATTTTTTCAGGATAGAAATATAAGAACATATTATAAAGATTTTCGGCATAGCCATTAAATAGTGTACCAGTTAAGCCTAAAATTTTTTTAGCACAAGAAGCAAGTCGTTGTGCGCCATGACCTTGAGCACTACCTGTTAAGAATTCGTGCATCTCGTCGACAATTAACATATCGACATTATGACGACCTTTGCGTTGGATATACCAGTCTAAACTTGCAAAATTAGAGGCTTCTTGCTCTTTAATATCGAGATCTTCGACATAATTATAAACTTTATATGACTGAGTATTTTTGCTATCAATTTTCTTGCTATCGATTAAAGAAGAGCAAGCTTTTATTTTTTGTCCAGCTAAGAAATCTTTGTAACAAATAAGCTCTTCTTTTTCACCTTTTTTATGAATACTTCTAGAAAAATATTCTAGATAATGAAAGTATGTGTGTTCACTTCCGCGATCATTACGAACAGAAGCATTTTCTTTGCCTTTACTTTTTACATTCTTAGTATGGCGTAAACAATCGATACTAGTCGTTCTAGTTTTAATCACGGATTGTTTAATGCAATTAGGATTAACTAGAATATAATTAGTCGATAGTCGTTTAGTAATTTCAGGTTCAATTTGTTCGATATATTCTTTAGTGCTATTGCATTCATATATTTTTGCGTTAGGAGCTAAGATATTAATATCTTTACTCCATTTTTTAATCAAATGAGTTGGACACACAACGAATATATTTTTATTTAAACCGTTTTTCCATAGACTAGCAATACTAATAGCCATGCTAGTTTTGCCAGTACCTGGTTGAGAAATCAAGAAGCCGGCTTTTTCTTTTTTAAGATGACGATGCATAGCATTAATGATATTTTTTTGGTTAGTAAACAGATTAAAATCTCGTTTATAACCGAGATAATCACTTAATGCTTGTACTTCTTTATCGAAGCCCTTGCTCGGATCGAATGTAATATTAGTTGAATCGTTTACAGTAGCCGATAATTCATTAATATTATTACAAATGAAGTCGTTAATCGACATACCTTCATAAATATAATCAGGATTGTCGCCGTCATCAGCTTTTTGAACTATATCGTTAACACTATCAGAATAACAAGTAGTAGATGGAAAATTGAAGATCGTAAAACCGAGTTCTTCATTTTCTTTAATAGAAGAACAGCCTAATGCTTCTTCTGTGTCGAAAAATAAATCGACCAAATTTTCGTTAAAGAATAAACCTTTGGAGTGCTTATTTAAAAATTTAATATAGTTAGAAACAAGTATTTTTTTATTCTCATGAATATAATCAACTCGAGAAAAATTCTTTTTATATTCTAAAATAATACTTTCTTCTATGCCATCGATTAAAAATAAAACATAAAATTTATTTTTTGTTTCAGCATAGAATCTATGCATTGCAGACGGAAGACCGATTAAACTATTTGTCGATGTTTTTGTGCTTTCTCGTAATTCGATACGAAAATCAGTATTATAATTCTTTTCATAATACTCTAGTGTATCTTTTATTTTTTTGTTATAAGATTTAGAGCCTGTACTATACAGATCTAATAAGATAAATGTATTAAAATCTGTAAATACTTTGGCCGTTAAATCTTTATATTTTTTATCGAAATTAAAAAAGGCCCTCCCAGATTTTTTAGAGAGTTTCTTAATTTGATTAATATCTACTTTCATTAGTATAAATTACCTTTTTCTATTTTATTAACATAGTTGATATATGGTCGGCCAGACTCAACTGATTTAAATTTGAAATCACCGATATATTCGAAGTTAGTAAACTTTTTAGAACCACCGACAATATAATTGCCAGCAATTTTATTTTTAAGTTTATCGCTTAACATATACAAAGCAATATATTTCTTATCGACCGGTAATAAAGAATTAAATGGCTTATCTTTAATTTCGCCTGTCGTAAATTCGATATCGATAGCTTCATCAAGATAATCAACATAATTAGCATTACTATAAATAAATTCTGGAATATCGGTAAGAGAAAACACTTTTATACCTTCTCGTTCTCCGATAAGTTGCCCATTGCTAATATCGACTTTGCTATCGACAAAAATAATAAATTTATTCTCGCCACGATTAATATCTGATGGCTGAGGATTAACTGCAATAATGTTAGGCCAAATACGTCGATCGTGGAATTTATCACAATAAAAACTTGTGAACAAAAGTGGATCCGTATTTTCTTTGATCTTTTTTAGATTTTTAAATAATATAATATCGTAATCTGTGTTGATCCAAAAATCGACAGAAGTTTCCATTTTATTTTTAATGAAACTATATGGATTAAATTTAATGTTTTCATAATCGCAAAAATCTAAAATAATTTTAGTAAAGTCTTTAATGAATGTATTGTCGACATTTGGACAGATATTGCTAATTTCAGAAAATATTTCCCAGATTACAGAACGATAGAAGATAAAACGATGCAATGAGTTTTCGCCTAAAAAATTCGAATATAGTTTAATTTGAGTCGCAAATTCTTTTTTGATAGCATCGTTATTAAACTGCGCAAGATATTGCATCAAAATTTCTTCGAATTGCTCATGATCATTATCTTCTTCGTTTGCAAAATTTATTGCTGCCAAATATTCATATAATTCCATATTGTCATAGTCTGATTCAAATACATCAAGACGTTTACAAATTCTATCGACAATAAAAAATCGCGTAAGAACTTGAGAATAATAACGGATACCTCTTTGACATAAATAATATTCTTTAATTTTTAAATCTGGAAAATATTTTGCAAACATTGAATTAAACTGTTTTATTGCTTCTTTCATAATACTTTAAATATTCCCCCTGCTTGTCAAAATATTCTAAACGTTTATTGATGCCACAAAAATCATAATAGCAATTAACGCAATCTACATTATTTAAATATAATAAATCTTCATAGACGCCCATTGCTAATAATTTTACGGCTGTTTTTTCTGGTAGAGATTTTAATTTAATTAAAATATCTTTCTTAGTGATCGATTTTATTTTTTGATACGTTTCTTTATTGACTAAGATATCGAAACCAAATATAAGCTCATCGTCGACAAAAACACTATTATAATTACTAGTGCTTTTAACTTCTTTCCAGCGGCGATTGATTACTTTTTCTTCTTTTTCTTCGACTTTAAAGAATTCATCTTTAAAATAATATCGTAAATAAGCTCCGATATAAATCATATAAGCATAAGCAATACCATGACTTTTATTGTAACTATATGACGTCGTATCAAGATAGATGTCGATAAGCTCTTTAATATTATTATCTTTAGCGATCTTCTCGACGCTCTCAAGATACTTATGATCTTTGTCTTTCATTAAACGATATGCGCTTTCTCCTGTCACATATTGTTCCATGATTTGAATAAATTGTTCTTGATATACAGCGATACCGTATGTTCTTGCAGTGTAATCCCATAAAGGATCTTTTAAAAGAATTTTTTGGCCGTTTTTTCTTTTTATATACGTATCTTTATGTTTAGATCGAATAATCGCTAGGCTATCGCTAAGCTCTTCAATACTGCAAGGTTTAACTTGTTTAATGCAAGCAGAGCTATAATCTGTATCGATTTGGAATAATCCTTTAGCAGATTGCCATATCGATTTCCATACATCGGTATCGTTAAAATTAATTTTAATATTATGTTCGTCGATAATCTTCTGATATCTACCGACAATAGAAGAACTCAATATATCGTACTTAGGAATGTTCTCAGATTGCAAAATTGCCATCTCTCCGCTCACTTCTTCAGCTTCGTATGTATTATGTTTATCGATACAGTAACTCACCGGATTAAGCCGTTTTTTGCCATTTTTATCGATAGTATATACTCGCCAAATATGACCTTTATATTTGCGATATAAATAACTAATTAATTCTTCTCTTCTATCAGCATCCACATCTAGATCGATGTCAGGCTTATGTCCGCCAATAAAACGAGTAAAGCTTAAATTATATTTAATCGGATCGACCTTCGTGATTCCTAACAACCAAACAACGAGACTTCCGACGCTACTGCCCCTACCATATCCAGTAGCTATCTTTTTATCTCGACAAAATTTACAATAGTCAAATACTATTAATAAGTATTCTTCCATATTTAATTTAAATAATGTATTTAATTCGTCCTGCAAACGATCGACATATTCACCAGATAACTCTAGTTTATTTAAACGATCATAGCAGTAATCTGAAATGAATTTTTGAATATCGTTCATACAGGCCTTCCTTTTATCTAATAAAAAAAAGAGCTCCATAAAGGAGCTCTTATCACATCACATATAAATGTGCATAAATACTTATATCTAATGATTAGAGTAATTTAGAATCTACATTAAATACATGATACTGAATTTGACCGAGAATTTCATACATTTGTAATGTTGTATCGATATTTTTTGTCGTTACAAGAATATCGCCCTTCTCGGTAACTTCAATTGTAAATTTTTTATTTTTATTTTCTTTTTTAGATTTTTTCATAATAGACACCTGCTAACACTAACAGCTAACATTAGCCGTTAATGTTAGCATTCAATTCTATATGTATATTTTAACATATTTTTTGTTTACCAGCAATCCGGACAAACAATTTTTTTAGTGTCTAAGTCGTATACAGCACAGTCGTCACAAATTACTTTGCCACATTTGCTGCATACCATTTTATATTCTTCTTCACATGGCTGACCACATTGTTCACAACGAAAATATCCTTCAGGAACTGGAGGCTGATCCGATGTGAGTTTTCTCCACCATGCTTTAATTTTCTTAATCATAGGCCATACCTCTTAAGCTCTTTGTCGAGAATTACTTTAGCAGCACAATCTTCTTCGACGCTTCTCATCGCTATACTCAACTGATCTTTATATTTATTAAGAACTCGTTGACGACAATCCTCATATTCGTTACTAAAATCTTTAAGTATATGCCGATAATATGGGACTTGCCTATTTTTAATAAGACCAGGCAATTCGTATTTATAGATATTAGCCATATCGGCTAAATCTTTATCTTTATCAAGCCATACAATATCTGGATACAGATCATATTTACCGAACATCTCGATAGCCTGATCGACGTCTTTTTCTCCATGCCAATCTCGATCGTATACGATAACGGGCTTTAAACCAGTCGATTCGATAAGATTAACATGTTTGTCGTCTAATATAGTTCCCATTGTACAAACACAATTTTGTAACCCATATTTAGTCGCTAATATAACGTCGAAACAACCTTCAGTTAGATAAATATAATCGAGGCTATAATTAATTTTATTTAACCCATATAGATAGCGGCTTTTAGTAAAGAATTTATTCTTATTATCGACAAAATATTTATTAGCAACTTCGTCGTCAATAGCTCTTTTACAGAAGCTAACTAAATGATTATATGCATCATATAACGGAATCGTAATGCGGCCACGAGTATCGTAACCTAAATTCCATTCACGAACATCACTGCCAACTAATCCACGACTTAAAATATACTTCTGAGCTTTTTCGCTATGCTTAAGATTTTCTATATAGTCTTGATTTTCCTTTTCATTCGATTCGAGATAAGCAGTTTCTTCGTTCTGAGGTTTTAATCCAGTAATCTGAATCGCTTTCTCGATGGCATCTTGGAAGCTTGCTTTTTTGTCACCATGGTTCATCATCCACCAGATGAAGGCAATAGCATTAGAACCGAATAACCTTTTTTCTGTGTTCTGCTTACCGACATGACAACCGAAGCAAGCCCAAGTTTGAGCGCCATGTTTATTCCAAATTTTAAAACTCGGAGTTTTATCGTTATGATCGGGATGAGGACAAGAAGCTTGCCATAGATTACCGACTTTTTGAACTTTGGTATACTGATTGGCAAGCTTAACAATGTCCAATTTTTCATTTAACTTACGGATAAATTCTGTAGTATATTTCATTATTTCTGGCATTCTCTTACTATTAAAAGTGACGAGATTCCTATTTACACTTAACTTAATTATAGATAGCAATAGGTATTATTAATCATAAGCAGATGTTAAGTAAATTTAATAGGCTATCCCCGTATGTCTTACGGTTATTACATATATTATATAGAATTTAAAATTCGTAATCCTTCATTTAAAATATTGATTGCTGCATTGACATCTCTATCATGATGCTCGCCACATTCAGGACAAGTCCATTTGCGTACTTCAAGATTTTTAATTTCAGAATTTTTATATCCACAATTAGAACACAATTGAGATGACGGATAGAAAGTATCTATTTTAGAAATTACTTTTCCATACCATTTAGCTTTGTATTCTAATTGTCGAACAAATTCAGACAAAGAAGTATCTTGAAACGATTTGGCCACTTTATGATTTTTCATCATATTTCTAACTTTTAATGTTTCAATGCAAATAATATC